ATGAGCCTTTACCGGGATTTGATAATCGAGGCCACAGGCGCGAACAAGACGGACGCCGCATACATAGAAGACATCATAAGGAATGACATATTCCATTCAACGCTGGACTGGCAGTCGCGGGCGCAGCTCACGCGCGCCGCGAAGACGGCGGCGAAGCTGCTGGCCGAATACCGGGCCATGCCCGCGCTGGCCGCCTATTTCCCCCGCGCTTAAGGAGGATGCTATGCAGATAACGCTCAAACTGGAAGTAAACCTCGCGATGGGCAAGGCCAAGACGTTCGGCACGAGTCTCTCCGGGTATATGCCCGCAGGAACCTATTACAAGGACCTGGTGCGGGTATTTGGCGAGCCGCAGGCGGGTCGCTCCGGGGACGGTAAGATTCAGGTGGAATGGTATGGCCACATAAACGGCCAGGTTTTCACCATCTACGATTACAAGACCTCCGTTATCCCCAGTGACAACCTGGACTGGCACATCGGCAGTCACGACAAGATGATCGCCGCGCTCGTCATCGCCTATTTCGTAGCGGCAAGGAAAGCGCTTAAAGGAGGTTCCAGATGAAGATAGAGAAGCTATGGGTGGTGGTCAAACCCGGCCCGGAGAGCGTTCTCGCGGATATCTGCTTCGAAGCCGACGCCAAGGGGCTGGCCCGGCAGTTCCGGGGCGGACTCAGAGAGGACGAGATTCACGCGCTCTTCACGGGGCGCGCCGAGGCCGAAAGAGAGGCCCGGCGGCTATTGGCGGCGGTCGCCAAGGCCGGGCTATGAGGTTGGAACGGCGGGGCCGACATTGGGCGGTATACGCGGACGACGGAGCCCTTATCTGCCTGGCGGTCTACAAGAAGGGCGCGCAGGAGGTCCTGCGGCGGCTGGAAAAGAAGCGAAGCCGGACGGTTCCGGGCCGGAACGGCGGTGTAATCAAGGAGGCATGCGAATGAACATCCCCAAGGATGACGCGTTGGACGCCTTGCTGACAGACCTGGTCGCGGATCAGGTCCGCCGGGCCCTGCAACTGGGCTTCCGGCGCGACGAAGTCGAAGCGGCGGTCAGAGGCGGCGTCCACCACGGCGTTTACGAGTTCAACCAGAGCCGGGCGGACGCCCGGGAGACGACAAAGGTAATCGGGGCTATGCGCCCCAGGAGGCAAAGCCATGAACGCAAATGAAGCGAAGGTGGGCGGGATGTATCTCTCCAGGACGGGTATCCCGGTTACAGTGATGGGGCCGAAAAACGGAAAAATCCTCATCAAACTGAAGACTACCGGCACGTTCACAATGGTGAACGGCGACTACGACCTAAAGCCGTATGACGAAAAGGGAATCGGCAATACCTCTAAAGTGCTCCTAAAGGTCAACGGCAAGGCCAAGACGAAGCGCGCCGGGGCGTTGTCGGCCATAATAGACCCGTTCCTCTTGGCCGGAGGCAAAACGGTGGCCGAAATAGCCGTAGAACTGGCCAAGAAGGCCGGAGAAGCGGGCAAGGGCAAGGACCTGGCCGCCAACGTCCGTGCCCGGATGGTCAGCTATACCCGCAAGGGCTGGCAGGTGGTAAAGGACGACAAGAAGCGGGTCAAAGTCGTTCAGAAGAAGGGCTGATGGCGGCTATGGACGCCCTACTGGACGAGTTCATGCGGCATCTCCGGGTGGAGCGAGGCCTGTCCCGGAATACCTGCCTGTCCTACAGGTATCAGCTGGAGAGGTACGCCGCGTTCCTGCGTTCCGGCGGTCGGGGGCTAGCCTCGGCCGCCAGAGGCGACGTTATGGCCTACTTGGAACGCCGCAAGGGTGACGGCCTCAAGTCCGCGTCGCTGTTCATCGCCGCGCTGGCTGTGCGGCAGTTCCATCGGTATTTGACGCAGGTTGGCTATGCCGGTGCCGATCCTACCGCAGGGATGCAGCTTCCCCGGTTCAAGCAGCGAATTCCACAACCGCTGGACGCTGAGGGCATTGAAAGGCTACTTCGCCCGCCAACAGCGGCCAAATTGACGGCTTTGCGGGACCACGCCATGTTTGAGCTGATGTATGCCACAGGAATGCGCGTTTCTGAGCTGGTCGGCCTGAAATTGGGGCAAGTGGATTTGAAAGGCGGCTGGGTGCGGGTGATGGGTAAGGGCTCCAAGGAGAGGCTGGTGCCATTCGGCCGGCGCGCCGCAGACGCGTTGAGCCGCTACCTTACCGCCCGGTCGGCTAGGTTCCCGGCGGCGCCGGATTCGATATTTCTCAACACCAAGGGCTGCGGGGCTATAACGCGGGGTGGGTTCGCTTGGAAGCTCGCTGTTTCCGCGCGCCGGGCCGGATTGTCTGGGCGGTTCACCCCCCACCAGCTACGGCACAGCTGCGCGACGCATATGCTGGAGGGCGGAGCGGATCTGCGAGTTATTCAGGAGCTACTGGGGCATTGCTCGGTGACTACGACGCAGCGATATGCCCATGTCACCGCACAACTACTTCAGGATTCTTGCCGGAAATCTCATCCGAGGTTTTAAGCGGCTTCCAGCTCTATTCCTTGGTTGGTGTGTTTCCGGTTGTGCTAGTCGGCTTTTGAGGAGCGGGTTCAGAATTCGTGGGTTTTTGCGGTGTCGGGGTTATATCAGGTCTTGGCGTAGTTGGGCCTGTATTTAGTCCACCTTTTCGCTCAATCCCCTCGGTAAAACGTTTGTGGTCAGCGGTCTCTTCTTTTTTTCTTTCGGTCATTTTGGTTCCACCTTCCCTTTAATCTTCGGAATTTCGATGGTCAGGTCATCATTTTTTCGAGCAATATAGATTGAGTCCGCTTCATAAAGTAATTTTGTGCCGGAGTTGCTGTAAACTTTAACATCCATAATAACAAGCTCTCGCCCTTTTTCTGACTCAGAGTACGCCTTAATCCATCCGTAGTAGACTAAATTCTCTTTATGGTCCCTTATGAATACCCATTCTTCACTGGCAGGCAGATTTAAGAAGAAACTCCAAACATCTTCGTCGCCAAATCGTTTTGTGGCGCGTAAAAGTTGTCCCAATCTGTTTAGGCATCGTTTGTTGTATCCGAAGGCCGATATGAATCCCAAGGTTATACCTATCAAAGATGCCCTAGCGATTTCAGTCCAGGAGATTGGTTTGCTCGCGTCGAATAATGCCTGTAGAGGCATGGCTGGCGAGGTGAATTTTACGCGGTGCAATATTTCGACAGCAAGACCATATATGGCATAACTTCCGACGGCAAAAAGGACAATCTCGATAACGTCTTCCCAGTCCTTTCTTACGGGCTTGCCTTTTAATTTTTGATAAATTTGTTGGCCAAGTATTCCTGGGATGCCAATAAAAATTATCCGTATTAGAAAATCTGAGATTTCCATTGGTTACTCTTATGCGCGGATGTCAGGTGTAATGGGCACCATGATCCTGGAACGGACTTCATTATAAATATTTATGTCTATTCCCTCTGCGACTTCCAAAGAAACGATTAAGCCATAACGAATAGGATCAATTATCCTTGAGGCATCTTGGCGACAATTAACCTTAATTTTAATATATTCACCCTCAACGATTGGCACAGCTCGTGTGCCCGTGAAAATTTCATGTTGTATGGTTCCTCTTCGTGCGGAGCGCCAATCAATGTCAGTCCTGCCTGGCACAAGAGATTCATTTTCAAGTTCAAACCATAAACTTGCATTACGATATTTTTGCGTGCTTGGGGATATCGGAGATATCCACGCTAATGTCGCAGTTAGTTTTCGCATATCTGTGCGGGAACCTAAAACAGGAGGTAGAGGCAATTTGAAGATGTGAGCTTTTTCATTAGGCAATTCGCCATAACCTATTAACGAAGCGCGTTGAGCGGTGCATTCGATGGAGCGATTTATATCGGGAATCCCATAACCGATCCAGTTGGTGATAATTTGCTGCTGGTTGCCTTCTGTGCTTAAAATTCTCATTAGAAGCTGGGCAGTCGTTTGCCATGAGCAGCCATGAACCAACATGGCCTTAACAATGGGTGCTACAAATGGAGAGTTAATGTCGATATCGTTAGCATCAAAAATTTGGCGCAAAACCTCGTGGTATATTCCAGCACTCCGGCTTATCAAGGCTGTAGCATTACTTGTGCCGCACATGTATGAGGAAGAGGAGAGTTGCCCAGCACCGCTTCCGGGAGAAGCTACTTTGTGTCCGGGAGCTGCGGGGACCTGAGGTAGTTCTAGATAATTTGATGTGGGAACTAAGCCATCAAAAAACTGGCGCCCACCTGAGAATATCAAATCCGGTTTAATCGAACGGCGATAACCACTACCGAAAGCGGATATTGGGCTGGGTAAGACTGTGGATGTTTGGTATGGATTAATGCGCGATGATGATGCGATTGAAGCGGTATCACTATGGCTTGCGCCAATGGTCAACGAATTAATGCTTTCGGCTGGGGATAGTAGTTTGCGATGGTGATTTGTTCGGCATACTGCTTTTACTACCGTGGCGTCACGCTCATCGCTGGGTAGAGTCTGGAAATTTTGCATTGTCATTCCCAGGTCAATGGACTGTCCATGATTGCCGGCGCTGACTATAAAAAGCACATTGTATTTCGCGCTCAGCCAGTCAATAAGTCTTCCTAATGGACTCATTGCCTGGAAAAAGTGACGATTAGAATCCCCTATAGAAAAATTAATAAATTTGACTGTTGGTGCAGTAGGGGCCTGAGTCCCTTCGCCATCAAAAATTCGTTTTACGGCTCGATGAATAATGTCTACCGCCAAAATCTCATCAGGCATTCGCTCTTGTCGTGGAGGCCTTGGGGCCCAAGACACAGGTTTCATAACTGGATGAACATAAATTGGCGTAGATAGTGGCGGCGCGACGTCATTGAGATCTCCATGAATAATTAGAGATGCCATTGCTGTGCCATGTATTTGTTCGGAAGCTTGGTATCCCCCAGTGAAATTGTTGGGGTCGTCAACTTGGAGTCTGTTTGCTAAAAGCTGATGATTCGTTAATGGTACACCATCTAAAAGAGCAATGACCGGGTTTCCTGCGGGCAATGGCTTGCTTGGGAATGTGTCCGTTTCTGGATTGATTTGGAATGGGGTGTCCGCACATACTTGGCCACGAGGACGGAAGAACATAATATCGTCGTGTTTCACTAACGTTACGTTAGGGTTATCTATAATCGCTTGAATTTGATTGGCAGGTAGTTCTACAAGTAAAGCATGATAATTAATCTCTTCGATATCGCTTTGGGAAAGAATCCTCCCATTCAGAGTGGCGATTTGAGAAGCTAATTCCTGTTGGCAGGATTGCCTTATTGCTGATGTCTTCCGGTACCATAACTCAATTTCAAATTTAATAGGCTGTTGTCCAAATAGCTGTAAATCTTTTCTCCAGGCATCAATAACACCTGTTTCGTTTAATCTGTCTTGGACTCCCCAAATTCGTATATCTTTCAGGTGCTTAAATACATCCCGAAACTTGGTTAATCCTCGTTGGAATTGTAAAGTTTGATCCTGTTGATACGCACGCCATAGTGAAAGCAGCTCTGTCAGAGCTCGCTGGTTGGCCATTACAAAATATAATCGTCCATCTAATTCCCGGCCATCTGCCTGCCTATTCGTTTCATGGAAATCTGTGTCGGGTGCTACTTCTTCTATCAGTTCCCCCATCCACTCCAGGCCAACGATCTTTTTTACGGCATTGGCTAAATTATCTATGCTCCCAACAGTTTCTATAACCAGCACTTGCTCTGGGCTTATTCCACTTGTTGCGGATTGTATCTCAATTCCTCTGGCGTTAAATGAAGCTTCGAGTTGAGCAAACTTTGGCGATAAACGAGATGATTGTTGGTCATGTGATGGGATATGGAAGCGTGGTCGTCCGCCTCCAAGACTGGATCTGCTGGCAGTTTCTGGTGTTGGAAAAAGTAATAATGGACGCTCAGGCATCAGTTCCTCTGTTATTTTTTCCTATAGACTTCTGTTTTGCCCATTGATGCAACAGGGATGAAACAATTTGTTCGATGTTGGGATTCGGTTGCTTAAGCACATATTGGCGTACTACCGAAATCCCAAATTCTTCAGCTTCTGCAAAGCTCAGGCCTAAAAAACGCTTGGCTAACGTGGATGGTGTGAAGCAAAAATTAATTTTATGTTTATTCGAAAAATTCGTGAACCAATCAGTCAGCTGTGAGCGTGTGGGTGTCGGAAGCATGATGCGAACCTGGAATCTTCTCCAAACGGCTCTATCTAATAATTCAGGGTGGTTTGTCGCACATATTGTTACGGCATAGCTTGGAAGTGCGTCTATTTGTAACAATAAGGTGCTCACAACACGCTTTATTTCTCCAGTCTCATGTGTGTCTCCGCGTTCTTTTCCGAGAGTTTCAAACTCGTCAAAAAAAAGCACACATTTTCGTGTCGCAGCATATTCAAACAACCTTTTCAGCCGCACTGCCGTTTCGCCCAAATATGAACCCACAATACTTTCATATCGCACAACCAATAGTGGCACCATTAATGATTCCGCAATAGCCTCCGCTAAGGAAGTCTTCCCATTGCCAGGAGGACCGACTAGGAGTAATCTATTGCGTGGCTCTAGATTGTATGAGTGCAGCAAATCGACACGCTGGTGTTCTTGGGCAATTTCCTGACACAGTTTTATGGTGTCCTGTGAAAGAATTAACTCGGTTAACTTCTTCTTGGGAATAATCTCGTGAATTAACTGGCTAGAATTCTGCGCTATTAGAGATGTCCCGTTGCCGTTTGAAGGTGATATCCTTTCCGGAGCAGATGTTTGCATATTTAGAGTCTCCACTAACTTGTCTGCCAATATGGTGTGCTGCTTCTGCCGTTCTTCTGTCACAATGGCTTCAACAACCTTTCGCAGGAGTGTTTTGTCTCCATTAATTCCAGATTGAACTAATTTGATTAATAAATCTGCACGTGCCATCTAACTTCCTCCTAAATTTATTTCACGCTGGCGGCTTTGGAGAGGCGGGCCTCAACAAGCCGTACAACGGCCTCATAAACGGCATCGCGTTCGCCTTTTGTGCGGTAAGAGATACTCATTTAGTAGTCCGAAATTTATAAAGTCAAATCTTGCCATTCGCTCCAGTCGTTCTGTTCGCATTTGCCCCAGTCGTATATTGTCTTGGAGTTAATCTTCCACGCGCTATTGCGTTGGATTACAATACCGCCGAAGAGCTTTTTCCCCTTGGCATTGTGCTCTTTAATATATTCGTGAAGTTTTTCAGCCTTGGCCTTGGTGTAAGTCTTCCCATCGCGATCTCCATGATCCTTGGCTTCGAAAATACCGATTTTGCCGTCTACGAAATGCACAATGTAGTCGGGGTAAAACGTGTTAGGCACATTCGCTGGGTAAAAATACTTGATGCCAAAATAATCGTGCTTATTCTCTCCGTTTTTCCACCACCAGACAATCTTGTCCGCATTTTCCTCTAGAAACTTCTCAAACTCGCGTTCAGGGCCTGACCGATCGACATTGAGATAGCATGGCTCATATACATACTTCTTGGCTTTTACCTGCTCATCGGTGTGCTGGTTATAGAAATCCTCTGGCTGAATGTCGAAATCGTCAAACTGTTCGCTGGCCTCAATGCGTTTCTGGACTTCCTTATCGCGGACTCCCTTGAATGCGTCAATTGCCTCAGCAAGAATGGGGGCGAATACTTTGCGATTGCCGTTATGTAGAAATATTTTCTGAATCATCGTCATTTCTTCTGCCCAGTCTTTTGTGCCGAGATACTTTCTAAACCAAATATAAATTGATGTTTTAACTTTTGGCAGCGACCGCTTCACATTGCGGAACGAGCCGAGGTTGTCTTTGATAACCTGCTCGAACAACGCCTGCAGGTCGTTCCCTGCAATATTAAGACGAGCTTTTTGAGAGGAATCTATTTTTCCTTTCAGGTCGTCGAAGGTGTTCCCTTCAATTTTGGCATCGCTGATAATCTCTTGCTGATATTGTTTGAGATTCACGTCAACGCCTTTTTCCCTTAAAGTCTCCAAGTTCTTATCAAAGAAATTCTCGTTTTTCAGCCCGAGCTTTTTGCACGCAATCTCTTCAAAGACATCATCAAAACTTGACGTGATATCCCCGTAATCAGCTCGTGCTTTGTAGTAGGAAGTAAGTGTGATTTGTTTGTAACTAGATTTGCGTACAGCTTTAAGATGCTTGATGATGTTCGGATTGTATTCTTCTTTCTTTACGATGATGCTCTGAACGTTCGTGAAAATGAATCCCTTATTTAAGTCCTCGTGGGGATAGTGCTTCAGCTCTGGCATACGCAGAATGCGTCCGACGGTCTGAATTTCAAAGGTCTCGCTGTGAGATTCCCTGAATTTCACAAGGATATGTGCCCGAGGGCAATCCCAACCAGTGTCAATCGCTTGTTTGAATATCAGGAACTCTATTTCGTTATCCCGCTCTGCCACCCAGTCAAGCGTTTCTGACTTCCATTCCGAAAGCCATATAGCCAGCTTCCCGTTGCCATGTCCGTCCTTCCGTTCGACGATCCCTTTCTTCTCCAAGAACTGCTTAACCGCCTTAATCTTCTCATCGCCAGCCTCAGCAGTGGGAATCTGAACCAGCACAAGTGGATTGATTGGTGACTCTTCTCCTTCAAACATTTTCTTGAGTGCCAAGCGCTTTTTGTACGCGGCTTCAAGAATTACTTCCTGGGAGTCCATTTCGTTTGCACTGATATCGATGATTTTGTCATTGATGATCAGTTCCTTTTTAATGACTCCGGCATCAATGACATCCTTGGGCTCAATAAAAACGAACCCTGCCATTCCACGGGCGATATCCCTCGGATCTGGCCTAATCTTTGGCGTAGCGCTCATTTCAAGGACAACGTCAGCACAAATCTCCTCGCGCAGTTCGTTTGTCCGTTCAGCTGTTGCGCCGATATGGCTTTCATCTATAATCAGAATAATCTTGCGCTGTTCCCTGGTCTTTGCCAGGACATCTCGAAAGTTAAGTTTTTCCCCGTCTTTCATTAAGATGTTCTTCCAATCCTTAGTTTCGCGATCCTTGCTCCTGAGCTTTTCCCAGTTGACGACCACGACCTCATTTTTTATGATTCGCTCCCGAGACCCATTGAATTCCTCCTCAACTAGCGATACGCGAGGAGAGCCAGTAAATATTTTCTCAAGGCTGTGCTTGCTCTGCAGGTGAAGGTCTCCCTTACCAACAGAAACCCAAACAAAACACATGTCAACTTCTGGCAATTCTTTAATTAAATTCTCAATGAACTTGGCAGTCATAACGGTTTTACCGCTGCCTGTAGGGGCTTGAAATATACAAACTTTTTTCTGGCCATCTTTGCCGAGTAGCCCCTTAATGGTATCAACCAATCGCTCTACGGCGATTTCTTGGTATCGTTTCAAATTAATATCCATAGATACCCTCATATATATCCAAAATCTTCTGCGGTATCGGTTCTAGTGTGATATCATCCCATCCGTCGAAATCGTGCCGGTTTAAGCCAAATGCATCAAGCGTAAAGCAATAGAGAATTTTCTTGCCGGTCATTTTGTCTAAATCTTTCTTAAGATCCTTTAGCCCCTTGCGATTCATGGAATAATAAATAGCTAAAACCTGCCCCGATTGTTCAAAAATGCGATAGTCTTCCGTCGCTGTATTCTCATTGAAAATATTTTCTCGCAGACAAAGCATCTCGGTGCATTCACGAGTGATACGAACTTTGAGGTTGTCCCCCGTAATGGATTTTTTCACAAAAGATGTTTTGAAGTATTTGAGATTTCCTGGCAACTTGCGAACACCATTGGCATTGTCCTTGAAGCCTTTAATGACTTTGCATAGCCTTGGATAAGTTACTCGCTGACAAATTCCATATTCTTCCATCTCTTTATCACTGAGTCCTTTATTCCTGAGGTCGTCCTCTAAACCGTTCAATTCATTGTTTGTGCATAAAATAAATTTTCTATGCCCACCGTCTTCTTTGTTGAGCTCGAGAACGGCATGCCCTGTGGTTCCAGACCCAGCGAAAAAGTCTAGCACCACGGAATCTTTTTTATTTTTCAAAGTGATTTTTAATGTGTCCAATACTGCGTAAAGTGATTTTGGGAAATCAAAACCTTTCGCCTTCCCTAAAATAATCTCCAGCAATTTGGTTCCATGTGTGGCAGCATCATAGCGCGGATTATCCCACACTGTTTTCGGACGTAATCCTGTTTTGATTCTATCCTTAATTTTAACGCTATAAGAACCTGCACGATTTTTATCAATCTTGATGTCGCCTTGAGCGATCAGGTTGGTTAAAGAAGGAATTGTTTGGCGCCAAACTCGCTTTTCCCCTTTTGTGTCTATTGGTAATATCTCAATCCCGCCACTTATTTTTTTTGTTGAAACGGTGCCGGTCTTTTCGCTGTAGTAGATGGGATAATATGAGTTCGGCCGTTCTTTGGGAGTTGAAAATCCCCCTGTTCTGAGAAAATCTCGCCACTTATAGCGTGAAATTTCATCTTCAAATTTATATTCCGCTATATCGTCCTCATCCAATTCGAACAACTCGATGTTGGCATGAGAAATATTCTTGGCATAGAAAAAGTAATATTCATGGCATGTCGCAAAAAATTGATCCGTTGTCCGCCCTGATTTCTTATTTAGTACGACTACAGTCGCCATTCTGTTGTTTTCGCCAAAAATCTCATCCATCAGCATCCCTAACTGGAACACTTCATAATCATCGATTGTAACAACAATAATCCCATCGTCTGTTAAAAGCTGTTTGGCTAATCGTAACCGCTTCTGCATAAAAGTTAGCCATTTGCTGTGCCTATAAGCGTCATCGCGGTCAATATAACAGTTATTGTATTTCCAGGTTTTATTCCCTGTGTTGTAAGGCGGATCAATATAGATCAAATCAACTTTGCCCCGGTGGGTGTAATTCAAGACCGATAGGGCGTGATAGTTGTCACCCTCAATCAAAATATTGCTTGGTGCAGAAGGGTCGCTTATGATTTCTTTGCCCTTAATTTCTTTTAACACCGGCAAAGCATCCTCAGATTCTTTTTCGAATTCCTCTTTAGTGCGTTCCTCGTCCCAAATCAGTCCATACTTTTTGCGAGACTCGAGTTTTTGGATCACGCTCAGGAGATCTTCCTTGGATAATTCTGAATAATCTTTTGCCATAGCTCGCGCTCGCGGTTTTATGCGACGCTTTTCCCCTCTAATTACTTTGCGTTTATTTAATAATATCATTTTATTGCTGTCCCCTTGGTAAGAAATTCAGGCGCAAAACGACATATTCTCCCCATGTAATGTTGCCTGTATGTCAGACATTACCTTCATTATGGACGTAAGTGCAAGTCGTCAAAAATTGAAACGTATACCACAAGAGAATTGTCGGCTGCCGGTCCAGGTCGCTCCGGCAATACCTACAATTTCTATATTTCTGAATGGCGTAAAATCATCTATGTGACGAGATATCCCTATGCCTATAAATTTTGGCGATATGCCTGTTGTCATGCTGTACCGCCTCCAATAAAACCATTTCAGGTCAATCACCGGTAGAACCTTACCTGAGTAAACCATCCCCCCGCCCAGACGCGCCGTAAACCCCCAGTCCTTGACCGCGATCTCCGGCAGTTTCTCTGACGCATTTTCTTTCGTTACGAGCTCGATATGCCCTTCCGGCGGAAGATACCGCTCCCGGTATTCAACCCGTGCTGGGCCGGTGCGCCATTTCTCTATTATGCGGTCACGGTACACCGTGACTGTCTGCTTTGTGTCCGGCGGCAATCCCTCTGTTTTGGTTGCCAGTTCTTGCGCATGGGATTGCTCGCGCCGGAGTCTCCAGAACATAAAGACGAACAGGATCGCCAAAATGACGAAAGCCGCGTCCTTGGGCCGCCGTACTAAGAATAGTGCGGCGGTTTTAACGACTCCATATAGTGTTTTAATCGCTTGAGCCATTTTCGTCCCCTCCATGTGAGTCTCCCGAAGGACCGTGCCCGTTTCCATTGCCGTTCCCGTTCTTGACTCGCTCGTAGGTCTTGGTCAGCACATAGCCGGTGAAGATGACCGAAACCACGCCGCCGGTCACGGTGACCACGGTGGTGATGGCGTCCGGATGGTAAAGCACCGTCCAGACGCAGATCCAGACGTAAAGCGCCATGTAAACCCAGTTCCACAGGGCGCGAAGCGACTTGATGTCGCGCATCAGGTTCTTGGCGAAGTCGCTGTTCGCCGTTTTCCTGGCTAATTTCAGCGTGAGCCGCCTTATCCTGTCCATTAGAGTTCGCTCCTGAAAAGTGTCATGTCCCAGCATTTGCCCGGGCAGCTCTTCTGGCGCGGCAGCCCGAGTTTGTCGAATACCTCGCGGTGGCCGATGACGTGGCTGGCGGGTATCCGGAACGCCTCCATAAACGACCGGGTAAGCCGCAGGTTGAAGTCCCACATCGCGGGATTGGGAGGGCCCTTGTCGAAATCTCCCACGCAGCAGAAGCCCAGGTATTCTGTGTTGAACTGGTCGGATGCGTCCTTGACCCCGGCATGCGCGCCGATCATGGTCAGCGACCTGCCCCAGCTGAACACCGGCTGCCCGTTCACAAATTCAGTCCCGCCGTGGTAGCCCACAGCCTTCCAGGGCTTCTGGAACACCTTGCCTTGGTTCGCTTTCAACCGCCTCTCGAATTCCTCGGCGGAGACGGTGTTGTAATCCACGCGGTAGGAGGTGTGGTATTTAACTATGCCGTCCCAGTCCCGCGCCTGGCCGTCCGGCCCGGCGGAATGGTGCCATACGATACCCTTCCACGGTCGGGCGCTCAAAGTGTCTATTTCTATACCCAGTCGCGTTTTTATCGTCATATCTCCTCCATCTCGCAGTCTATGGTGTGCCCCGAGTCCTTCACGACGTCCGTATACGGGAAAGGTAGTGCCTCTATCTTCCACGCCGCGTCGAATAAATCCCTCGGCCTGTATTTCGGCTCCGGCCAGAACGTTATGACCGGGTTGTCCGTAAAAATCTTCTCCAGCGCGTCCTTGTCCAGCTGCTCGATAAGTGAGACCGTCCATCTGGCCGAGTATTTATTCTTCCCTCTGAATGAGATCAGTTTCCCCCCCAGCGTCCGGAACTCTCCGGAGGCGGTTAGCATGCGCCTGGGCTCGTACTTGTCGAAGCCGGGCAGAACGGCCAGCAGCCGGCCGCAGTAGACCTCGCCGATTTTCTTGTTCTGGTTTGCTGTCTTGGTCGTCCGGGCCTCTATCTGTATTACGGGCGTGGATTGCGGCGTGAACGGGATTATGACATCGTCGTCCATTATCTCTCCGTCAAACAGCGTGGTTCCGCCCACGAACACGCGCAGGCTTTTCAGGTTCGTGTTCCGCAGTATGACCGCGTCCACGTTCCGCAGTTCGTTCCCTCCGGACGGGCCGAGAAACGTCAACTGCAGCGTGACCGGAGAGGCATCGGAGGCATTGAGCGACGCCCACTGGCTGGCCGCGTCTCCGTCCGCCAGCTTTTTTGTGTTCGCGGTTTCAACAAGCCCTTCCTCGCTCGATGTCACCATGACAAGGCCGGGTCCCGCCTCATCCAATGACAGAATAATCGGCAGATCGTCATCGACCGCCGCCATTGCCGAGGTGAAATCGAACGAATTAAGCGTCGGCCCCGGGCTGGCTTTTATGAACTCAAGCTGTGTCTCGAAGATATAAGAAGCCGGAAGCGACAGCAGCCCCGTTTCCTTGGAACCAGCGGTTGCTGTGGCCACGGGATCGCCGAACGATTTGGTCTGTATGTCGGCAATCGTGTCGCCGGACCGGACGCGCACGTTTATCCTGCTGCCCGGCGCGGGCAGTGTCCGGTCCAGCGTAAAGCCGGTCACGTTGTGCTTTTGCTGAAACGTGTGCCTGAGCGTAACATGTCCGGAATCGGCCTCCACCGCAGTACCGGCCAGCTTGAAGTAGTCGAACCGGAACTTGGACGCGAACATCTGATCGGAGTTGCCTATGTCCAGGAATTTACTGCCCGAAAGCGTCCTTACGACCGGCGAATCCGTGGTCTGCATGACCACCTGCGCCGGGTCGTCATTCTTGATGAGCTTAAAGCTGACCGTGCCCAGCGGCCCCTGCGTGACGTAGAGCGTGAACGCCATGCTTATCGTGTTCACCGGGAACAGCAGTGTGGGTGAAGCGCGGTTAAACGCTACCCAGGCCGAGCCGTTCCATGTCCATTCCTGACCGCCTGCAGCCACCACGACCGGAGTGAAATAAACGGTACTGTTCCCCGGCGAAGTCGAGACAAGCAGTTCCCATAGCAGGATGGCGTTCTTGTTCGCTATTGGAAGCGTTGCCGGGATCGGGTTCGCCTGCAGGATGCCGAACCCCCACTTTGCCGAGCTGGGCGTCGCCGCCGCGCCGTAGCGGTTGAACAGGAACCGTGTCTCGCACTCCATAGAATTGAGCGCCGAGTTGCGCACGGTCTCGATGTTCTTGGGGCTGGTCTCCGAGGGATAGTCAAACTCCAGGTATCCGCCCGTTTCCGGCGGGTCCGCGCTGCCGGGCGGAGAAGTCCCCCATACCTGGAAGTGGAAATCTATTAGGTCCTTGAGGTCCATCCCCACCAGCTCCCAGATATAATTCCAGGTACCGGTGCCGGTGTGGTAATACCCGGGCCGGCCGGAGCTGTAAGGGCTCAACGGGCTGCTCATCTGAGCGCCCCACTGGATGACGTTCGGATAGGTGTGCGACGCCCAGGTGGCGCGCAGGACGATGGCGTAAGGGATATTCGCCTGCAGTGCGACCGGAGTCGAGAAAGTGAATGTCACCGCGCCCTCGGTGGTCGGCACGCTGGAAGCTGCCACCGGCTGCGAGGTGCCTAGAATGGTGGACGTGGGAAGGGAATAGGCTGTGGCGGTCCGTATCTCGATAAGCAGGTTCTCGCCGGAGATGAATGTGCCGAACCGCCTCAACGGCAGCGTCACCTTGGTCACGTTCTTGGCTCGCGCGTAATAGAACGCCTGTGAATTCGAGATGCCGTTTATCTCGAAAAAGCGGTTCAACGCTGCGATATTGAAAAGTTGTTCAAAGGCCGTCACGCCTTGCGGCACTTCCTTCCAAAGCGGGTCCTTCACGCCGTCGTTGAAATCATCGGCTATGGTAATAGGATACGTCATCCCCAGCTTAACGGGCATGCTGGAAACGTCTATATTGGCGTTCTCTACATTGGCCTGAAACTGGCTCGCGCTGCTGAATATCCGTTTAACCGCCATTTTATATCTCCTGCAGGTCCAGCTCTGTCCTGAAATTCATCAAATCATGCGCTATTCCGAGCACCCGCGCGTCATACGCCGAGCCTATGCTGCGCGGCTGCTGCACGCTGAACGTCACCCGGTCACCGAGCTCAAGCTCCGGCATGAACCGCGCGGTCACCGTCGCCCGGCGCTTGGGTTCCTTGTAGCGGCCGAAATACCGCTTGGCCATTACGGTTGCCAGGTCCACATCGGTTTGAAATACAAGGCTGCCGCCGCCTACCGACAATGGCCTTACGCCGAACCGCTGCATAGAGGTCGGTGCGGTTTCGCCTTCGGTTGCGGAATCGGCGGTCTTCACGAACTGTCCAAACGTGGCGCGCACGCTGTTATAAACCCGGTCCCAGCCGGGCGAGACGCTCAGAACCTTTTCAATATTCGTGTCATTCAGCGTCAGTACCGGCGACGCGGCGGCTGATTTGTTCCTGAAAAATAACTTTCCGTCGCCGTCCAGGCCTATCTCGAAATCGGCGAGCTTGGCCAGCTCCTTGATTACTTCCAGTACGGACCGGCTGGCGTAATTAACCATAGAGATAAGTACGTTCCGCGTGGTCAGTGTTATAACACTGAGCCTTTGGATCGGAGGAATAACGCCGGACGTATTCATGAGCGATATAAACGCCATCTTCGCGGGCATCGGGAACCCCTGTGAGACCGCAAACTCGTCGGAGATTATCGTGTCATTGGGCCCTATCGCTCTGTGGAAGCTGAATCCGGACTGGCTGTTGGCCCCGGCCGCAGTGAACCGCTGAACGCCGCCGTTATTGTTCTCGGTGACCGCTTTCCATGTATCCCATGAAACCGTCCCGGTGCCGCCGTCTATCAGCGGCGACTCCGCGATAGCGGGCAGCCAGAGCCGCTTAACGGCGTACGGCGCGCTTTCCAGCGTGTCGGTAAGGACTATCCTGAACTTGACGTATCTCGGCGACTGCACATTCGTCCAACTGCCGATGTTCCCGCCGTTAGATACCGCCGTCTCGGCCGAGTAACTATAATCGTCCGCGCTCCATGAATGGTAAAACTGCGCGCCCGAAGCCAAACCCTGCAACTCCGCAAAGAATGCCCCCAGCGTGTTTATAAGCGAGAACGTGGTCAGCCCGGCCAGTTGCACGCCGTAATCGACCTTCAATGTCAGCTGCCCGGTCGCTGGCGACGCGCTCACGCCGTTATAGCGTATGTAATCGATATGGAACGTATTACTACCGCTGGACTGCAGTCTTACGCCGGATGTCCCGCTTGGGAACGCGCCCAATGTGCCTGATAAGACTTGCGCGCCGTCAACGAACAGCGCCCAGGTTCCCGCTGACACGCTGGTGATCGTAAGCGCGAGCCGGAACGTGTGGAACTGCGTCAGATTAACGTTGTAATTCGCGCTGGTCGTCGCTGTCCGCACCCGGACTTGGTTGAGGTTCAGGAATTCTATCTGTGCGCCCAGAAACGGAGATTGGCCGACCATAGTGCCGATTGTCACCGTGCCGCTTATGGAGCTGAACCGAATTCGCGTGCAGACGCAGCGCGACAGGCTGAACTCCTCTGCGGAGTTCTGCAGGACGTAATCCGATCCCCCGCCATGTGTTACGGTCCTGACGCTGCCTGACAGGCTTGTGGTCGTGCCGGATGGGACGAACTCGAACCACGGGAACGTGTAATTGCCCTCAACGGTGTTCTTCTCCTGGGCGGGCTCGTAATCGGCTTCGTACTGTGACGTCCATTGCGGGTGGATGCCGTTAGCTACGCGGTAGAAATTTATCCGGCTGACGTTTAACGCCGCCTGCCACTTGGAAACGGCGTCATAGGCGTCTATGGTCAACTGCCCGTCGCCTTCAGGCGGTTCGGTTTCGGGAGTTATAACGGCACGGCGGAGGCTATACGGCAGAAAATCGCCAATGCATGTGTGCAGTAGTTCCCGCTGGGCCGCCGGCTCGAAATTGACGGTTTCTACGGACAGCTTTTGAACCTGCGGGACGGTATTCAGCAGATCATTCACAACGTCGTGTATCTGCCTGTCCCGCTTCCAGACTATGTAATCGGCCCGGACCTCCGCCCCGGACGCGGGCTGGATGGCGTCAAAGGTTATCTTCGCCTTCTTCTGCGGGTCGTTAAGATTTAACGCGCTCCATCTGGTGCCGGGCCGCAACGCCTCGCCGCCGACCCGGACCGCGTTAACCGACCCGACAGGCGTCTGCGCAAGCTCAAAATCGGATTTAACACCGTCGCCGATGCCGAGCAACTCGTTCGTCACCTGTATGGCGGCGGCGTTCGCGTCTGCGCTTTCAAGCAGCTGATCCATAGACTGGATGTCCAGTTGGACGGCGGGTGTGTCCGAATCCTCGATAATATCTTCAACCACTCCGGTAAAGGCCGGGAAGATTTCTTCCGCGCCTGCCGCTTTAAGGCCCAGTGAAATTCTTATTTTGGAATGAAACCTTAAAAATCCCAGAAACCGGCTGTCCCACTGTCTGGCCGTATTGTCGGCCTCCATTCGTATATTGGACGCTTTGAATTCGTTCAGCGCGTCGGTGTCCAACTTCCAGGACAGCCGGTCAAGCCGGATTATCTCGCTCGTGATATCAATCGGCGACGCTTCCCACCCCGACCCGTCGGCCAGCCTGCGGAAAAGCTCAATCTTGCGGACCGGATACATCAGGTTCGAAGCCTGTGCCGCCTTGAAATTGAGTGAAACCGCCTTCATACCGATTCCCTCGATAGCCTGCCCTGCCTGGCCAGGATGGATTTAACCAGCTCCGCGCCCTCGGCCGCGCCCGAGCGTGTAACCTCCGACATGCGCCGCATTAATTGCCGGACCTGTTCATCGTTCGCGCCGCTGAGATTGATAGTGTTATGCTGTATGACTGAGACGCTTACGCCGCCGCCAAAATCCCCCAACTGGTTAAGCGGGATGACCGCCTCCGGCCCGTTTTCCGCGATGGTAGCCAGGACAGGCTTGTTGACGATAGCGCCTTCAGCGAACCCAAAAATCTTCTTCAAGCCTTTAGATATCGACGGCGCGACAGCCATAAAACCGGCTGCTAAAAGTCCTCCCCCCATTCCGCCGACTGCGCCTCCTCCGGATGAGGCTGCGGAGTTCGCCAGCGCCCTCTCTACAGCTACGCGGGTGAATGTCTCAATTGCGGTTCGTAAGACCGTATTCATTACGGACTTCCAGGCTTCTTCGAAACTCTTACCCTCCATTATCATGTCCGCAACCGCGCCCGAGAACGAGGAGGCGAACGAATCCGCTACCGCTTTCTGCGTGTCGCGTACGACCATGAGGTCGGCGTTTATGGCATCCCGTGCCTTTTGGGATTCCGCTATCGAGATGGCCGACGCGTTCAGCCGGGCCGCCATAAGCTCGTCCTCGGTTATCAGGCCTTTGCTACGCAGATCCTCGAACATCTGAAACCGCTGGGTTTTCTCCTGCTCGATGAGCAGTAATCTGGATTCAAGGTTCCGGCCTTCGCTGTCGAGCCGTTCAGCCTCGAGCTGGGTGAGCTTGTCATACGCATCCTGACCCTGCCGCTTCTTTTCGTCAGACTCTTTTTGGGATTCTTCGATTGATTTCTGGGTTACCCTGGTTTTAATTTCGACTTCCTGCGTTATAAGTCCCTGGCGTTCGTTGGCGTATCGCCGCTGGACTTCCGCCGCCTGCTCTGACGACGCTTCCTCTATGGCCTGCATTTTGACGTTGGCGTCCTGGACTATTTCCGGCAGGCGGTCGAAATGCCCTTTGAAGATCGCGCCCCAGCCGCGCGCGGTCTGCTCGATAATGACCATAGCCTTGGCTCCCCAGTTGGCTATGACCACGCCGAGCACTTCAAAGAACTGCGACCCTTTCAGGATCGCTTCCAGAAAGACCTTAAAAACTGGCAATACCCCGGCTCCCACTATTTCCTTAAAATCGTCCAGGCGGTTTCGCAAAGAAGCCAGTTGCATGGCAAAGCCGGACTCTTTTTCTGCCGCGCCCATAAACTTCTTGGAGAGCGCGTCGATTACTTCCTGTGAGGTGTTAGCGTCCCCGATAAACGCGCCGAACTCTGTTTTAAGCGCGCGCATCCGGCTGGCGTCGCCGTTCAGGATGGGCCCAAGCAGCTCAAGTATGTGGTTTAGGTCTTTACCGGACGCGGAAGCCAGGCCGAATGCCAGCTTGGTCCCCTGCATGGCCTGCCCGGCGTCGCCGGTCACTCTGGTCAGCCGGCCCAGCGCCTCATAGGTCTGGGTGTCAGAGAATCTGGTTAATGCCTGCTGCTCCTGCGCGAACGCGGTGATGCGCTCTTTTTCCTTGCCGAATGATCCGCCGGTCGATTCAACGGCAAATTGCAGTCTCCGCAACGCCTCTTCCTCGCTTATGGCCGCTTCAGCGCTGGCATTAAAGAATGCCGCCAGGCCCGCGACCGTGGCAAACCCGGCCAGCTGGTTCATAAGCTGACCGGCCGCGCCCTGAACAGCGGTCATTGATTGAGCCGTCGCGTTTACTTTAGGTGGGAGCGCCGTGAATGCCTTATCGGCCCGGCTGGTGGACTTCTCTATCACGCCCGCGAATGTGTCGGAGCGCTGGGCGGCGTCCAGCAATTGCTGTGACAGCCGCTGAATGGCGGGCGAGGCCTGGTCAATGGCCTCGAATATTATCTCGAAGCCAGCCATAACTTAAGCCTCCTTGGTTATGGAATCCAGCGTGAAATTGATTATCTCGACGTAAAGCCCGACCGCGAGCGGGTACTCTGACAGGATATCGTCCACCGGGACAGCGGCTTTATCCTCATCGCCGACGCAGATCTTCGGCGCGAGCACGCCGCATAACAGCACGCGCCGGAATTGCGGCAGTCTGGGATTGGCTATCAGCTCGTTCATGCGCTTGGCCAGCGCGTCTTTGCCCTGCCGGGCCAGGCTCCAGAAATCGGAGGTTTCATCGCCCAGAAACAGCAGCGGCACCCGGCGTATCCTGAACGCCAGGCCGCAGACCTCAACGTTCTTTTCTTTTTTGAGCTTGTCTTTAAGCTCAGCCGCTGAAACAGGTGCGTTCATGGTTAATACCCCGTTATCCCGTTCGTGAGGATAGCCTGCAGGCTGTAACCCAAAACCGGGTCCAGCTCGGCTTTATATGCGACAGCCGCGCCCAGCAAGCCTTCCAGCGCGCCGAACGCGTAAGCCGTGTACTTGGCTTTCGGGACGCTCAGCTGCAGCATGTTCTTGAACGCGTCCTCGATGATGTCGCCGGTCAGTGTGATATCCACGGCCTGCGGCAGGTTATCCAGGAATTTCTGGCGGTTGGTTTCGGTCTCGAAGAAAATCTCGTAGCCGCCCTCTATGGCGAACCGCCCGGTCGAGATGATGTCCCGCGCGTCCCTGGACTGGCTGAGCGTGCGCTGCGGCGCGGACGCGTTGTCTATGCTCAGGTGCCAGCTTTTAACATCCTGGCTCAATACCCCGTCCAGTTTTATCTCGGTCTGGAAGAACATGAACGGCTTCGGCGCGCCGAACGCGGCAGTGAACGCGGAGGCCGATTCCTCGGTCTTGAACAGGAGCTCGGCCGCAGCCTGCGCTTTGCCGTCAACCGCGCCGGTTAACGACAGTTTTTTGACGACTGTCAGCGGATAGCGCTTTACTCCCACGCCCCGGTCGACGAAATACGTGAATGACGGGAACTGCGTCCGGTTGTCCGGTTTGAACGTATGCCGGAACACGGTGGGCGAATTGCCCGCGTCCGGCTGCGCCGTGGTCGTCTTGCCGAGGCAGCCGAGCAGCAGATCGCCGATTGTCTCGGCCTCGAGATCTATCGCCGGCAGAGTCCCGCTCCCCTCGCGCACGCCCGGCGCAGACGGGAACGCTTCCTTGGACGCGCGCAGCTTGTCATCGGCTATCAGCAGCGACGCGTAGTTCAGGGCGGCTTCCGCGCCGACCGCCAGGAATTTCTGTGGCGCGGCCTCGGCCATTCCCCGGCTGGCCTCTTTTTTGAATCCGTATTTCTGGCTTTCTGTGGCAAACGGCATATTTCCCCTCCTGCGTTATTTGCGAGTCGTGGTTTCCACTGTGAACAGGACCGCGCTTGCTGTCAGATTTGCGTTGATGGTCGCCACCAAGTTGTCTTCCGGCGGTTCCCATTCGATGGTGGTCATTCTCGCTTTAAGCACTTGTCCGTTGGTTATAGTGAATTCGCCCAGCTTCACGTTGTCTATCAATAATTCGCCGATTAGCTCTGTTTCCAGAGTCCGGAGCAGTAAAATACGTTCATTGGGGCTGAATGCCTTCACATAAACAATCCTGAAGTTGTATGTGATCTTGTAGGTCTCCGCCGTGGTAATGCACTCAAGCGTAGTCGACGGACTGGGCTTTACGAACACTGCCGGGATGTTGTCCGCCAGATTTTCCAGCGCCGGGTAAAACTCGAGCGCGCCGAATGAGACGACCTTAAGCGACATAGGCCCGGACAGCTCCCGCTCAATTATTTCGACTATGCGGTTGGCTATCACGGCTGCGTGGAGACGAGGCGCGGGCATTATATACCTCCCTCGGCTTTCAACGCCTCGGTCAGCCTGTTCTGGAAGATGAGCTGGATGCGCGGCGTGGCCACCGCGAGCGCGGGCTTGAGATACGGCTGCGCCCTGAATCCGCGCCGTTTGATAGCACGGGCCACGACAAACGCGAGCCGTTCGTCGCCCAGTTTGCGCCGCGCCCATGTTTTAAGATCGCCGGACGGCGGCGGGAACCAGCCGGGCTGCCTGCCCTCCTCCACAACCGACGCGTAAGGCAGGCCGGAACCCACTTCTGCGGTTATCTTCCCGCCACCCTCGGCCACGTTCTGCGCTATGGAAACGCGCAGCAGCCCACGGAACACCGGCGCGTTCAGTTTCGCCAGGCTTTGCAGTAAAATAGCGGATTCGCGCATGGCCGAGACCACGGCGGTTCTTAACCGCTGTGGCAGCCTGGCCAGCGCGTTGACTGTGCCGTCTTTGTCCTTGATGGTTATCCGCAGCATTTCTTTGACTCCAGGACGGCCTCTACATGATGGCCGTAGAAATTCTTGACCTCGGTGACCGCGAAAACCTCGCCGTCCGACTCGCGGATGACCTCGTAGTTCTCTTTCAGCTCAGCGGGATTCAGGAACAGCCGGAATGACCGCTTGGGCGTCTGGCCGGTCACATTACGGCTCATGCTCGTGCCGGCCGGTACGAACCGCGCTTTTATACCGGTCAATAGCACCTGGTATTCAAAGACAGGCGTTTTCGAGCCGGTAACGAACGTCTGAACCGGCTTGCGGATGGTTATCAGATTGTTAAGCAGCCGCTTTTCCATCATACGGTGTATATCCTGTATTTCCGGCCCAGCGCGTCCCATGCCCTATCCAATTCGTCGTTCAGTTTCTTGAAAGACCGGGTCTGCGAGAAATCGCCTATATGCTCGCTGTCCACCAGCGGCTCGAACCGGGCCGACAGCGCGGTCTTAGCCGCCAGGATGCTCGCTATCTTGCGGACCAGCGCCGGGACTTTCGAATAGCCCTGCACGCCTTTGACGGTTATGCTGCCGGCCGCCCACCTGGTCTTGAGCCGTATTATGCCGGTACGCAGGCTCGCCGAGTATTCCTGCGGCGGGATCACCGCGCCGTCTATCTCGACCGACAGCACCTCAATAAGCGGGAACGCGTCCAAGAACACCGAGTCGCCGCCATCCCCCTCCACGGTTTCCTCGAACTGCTTGGCGCAGAACACCATGCCGGTGCGCCGGTCTATCTCTTCTGAAGCGGCGTCTATCCAGTCCGGCAATACGGTCTCGGGTGGCACTTCACCGCCCGTCATGGCCGACACCAGTTCCGCCGTGGTGTAAACAGAAGGAGCCACACCCATTACCTGTCTTGATAACATAGAGGACAGGACGGCCATAAAATCACCCCGCGTTTTTCAGCCGTTTGTCGTACTCGGCCAGTTTCCGCCTCAGCTTGTCGGCCAGCTCGGTTATGGCCGCCGAGTTGGCCTTACGGATGGATTCCCTGCAGTCCAGCGACAACTCGCAGATGCCCGCGAAATATTCGAATGCCGCCAACGCCTCGTTAAGCCGCGCGTAGTTGTTCTTCAGGTTCTTTATGAACCTGGCGCGCTTGGCCTCGGCCGGAGCCATCGGGCGGCTGTCGCTCGCGAACACGATAGCCCTCGGCGCGTGGCCGGGCGGCTGCGTGTGCAGGACCGTAAGATCGCGCTCCTCGGCCATTTACCGGCCTCCCGTGCCGTCGCCGGTCCCGGCCGTCTTGCCGGCCGATGTGTCCAGAACGGGGATATTCGAGGTGCCGTCGGTCCAGTACGTGGTCGAGTCCTCGGTTTCTATTTTATATGCGAACGTTTGCCCGTCCTGCGGGTACGGAACGTCCGCGCCGGGCCTGCGATTCGACACATTGGCTGCGCTGTCATCAAAGCTGACGCGGCCTGTTCCCTTGGGTATCAGCGTCGAATTTACTTTTAACGCCTGCGCAGGGTCGAAATTCGCGCCGGGCGAGCGGAACACGCTGTAGCCGTTGGCGTTCGGGTCTGACACCGCGTCCCACCCTATGCTTACCTTGTTGCTTGAAACATCGGTTGTCAGGTTCTGCGGGACGGTCGGGATAAGCTCGACGAACGCCAGATGCGGGTTGGCGGTCATTACTTCGCTCGACAGATTCGAGGCATTGCCCTGGTCGTCGCAGGCGAACAGGTAATATGTGAAATCCTTGCCGTTGTCGGAGTCGGAGGTCGACTGGTCCTGGTGCGAGGTGACGGTCGAGAGTATCGCCGCGCTGACGGTGGCCACGCCGGACGCGGCCAGCACGTTCGACTTGGTGGGCGCCGAGACCGGCGCGTTGCCGGGCACCCGGTAAAGCTCGTAGTGGTCGAGGTCCTGCAGCACCGCCTGATAGCGCATTATTATCCGGCTTCCTGCGGTGAACCCGCCGGACAGTTCGGTCAGCACGCCGGTGTCCAGGGTGAGATTGTAATGCGTGCTCAGGGTCTTTGCGGTCAATGTCGCGGCTTTGACGTTCGCGCCGGACGCGTGCGGATAAAACAGGCCGTCGACCAGCGTGATATCGCCGGTGGAGGCATTGACGGATTTGACCTCGCCGTATTCCTCCTTGTTGCTCACGCCGTCGTCTATGACTATCTTCGCGCCAGCGAGGACATCACCGGGAACCGGCGTGCCTATGTTTATAACACGCTGGCCGTGGATAGCGGACGCGGTCAGCGTCTTGATGTTGCCGGACACGCTCGCGCGCTCGTAAACTGTGAACGCGCCGGGCACGATCGGATCGAACTGCGTTTCATGCGCTGCGCCCGCCGAGCCGTCGGCCGTGTCCGGGGTGCCGTCCGGGTTTTTCAGGAGCTCGCCCGAGATAAACTCGTTTTTGGTCGGGGCCGTCCAGTTCAACGTTATCCGCGTCTTGCCTTTCGGCGTGCCGCCGTCAATGAACTGGGAAGCCTGTATGAGCCCCAGTAAAGCGGGTTCGGGCGACAGTATGTCAGCCGCCAGATTACCTATGATCTGCTGAGATAGCTGCGATTCAAGTATTGCCATGATTGCTCTCCTGGTTTTCTAAGTTTTATGCGTTCCCTGACTGCGTTCCGCCCGAGTAGCCGCTAAAGCCGACATTTCCCGCTATAGTGACCGCCGTGGTTGACGCGCCAGCGTCGATATTGCCCAAGGCCGCCGCAATGTAGCCTGTATTGCCGATTACCGCCACGCGTCCCGAACTTGTGGCCGAACAGGCTATGGCCGTGGCAGAACCGACGCCGCTGCGCTGCATATAGTTCCCGGCGATGGAAACCTGGCAGTCGGTGCCGCTGACACTGATGATCGCGCCGCTGCAAACCGTGACCTCGAAGCGGTTGTTGCAGATGGCCATCGGCATATTGTCGCCGCCGGACCTGCGGACTATATAGGTCCCGCTGACCGAACAGACGAACTGGCAGTTGAATACCGCGCATGAACCCAGGCTGATGCCGGTGCCGAAGCCGTAACCGTTGAAAATAAACTCGCAGTTCCGGGCGGTTGATTTGGAGCCTTCCAGCCGTACGATGACGTCGCGTGCGGCGTTGTTTGTCAGCCGTATGGAGTCCAGCACGCAGTATGAGCCGTTCAGACGGATGTCCTCCGAGACATAGGCTGCCCGGCTTGAGGCAAGCGGATCTATCGTAAGGTCCCGGACGGTTACGCTGTTTGAGTGAGCGCCGCCGGTATATCCGTCTATCATGTAGTATGCCGCGCTTGAGGTGGCGGCGCGGATGGTCGTCGCGGTTTTGCCCTGCCCCTGCAGCGTGACGTTGTCGTCAATGAGAAGCGAAGTATTTATAATATAGACGCCTTCACGCAACAACACCCGTCCGCCGCCTGCCGCAGCGGCAGTATTCAGCGCGGCCTGGATATTGGCGGTATCGGTAGCGGCCACGCCTGTCGGCGCGGCTACTACAACCGTTGCATAGCCGCCTCCACCGGACGCGGGTGGCGTGGCGGGTTCCCATTGTATGTTTGCGGCGCTGTATTTCAGAATCTGCCCGTCCGTAGGTGGCAATGGCGAAACCGGGGTGTTGTGCAGCTTTTCAACAGCCGGGTTCGGGTAAGTGCCGCTTAAATCCCCGCCAGCCGCTCCGCTCGGAGTCCTGGCATTGCTGTTCCTAGAGTCGTTGTCTCCGACCGCTATCGGGTTCGCGGCCACCGCTGGCGCGACCGAGAGCTTCGTGATGCCTTTAACCGAATCTGAAGCGTCTGACGGGCCTGCGGCTCCAGCCGCGTTTATTGTAACGTCACCCTCTCCGTCCGCCGGGGTAATGGTGATATTGTTGCCCGCTATTATCTTGGAAACCGAGGTCTTAGCGGTGTTGTCGGCCGGGACTGATATCCCGGTATTCACGGCGACACTGCCGTCGTCGGTATAAGTGGATGAGGACTCTCCGGACACGGAAGCCAGGAATTTCTGCTGGCCGGAAGCTGTCGATTTATAAATCTTGTAGCCCGACGCCCCTTTCGAGGTCTCCCACTGGAGGATTACTGGGACCGGTGAGGCCGGCTGCGTTATCTGCGCCTCCGTGGCCGCCGGGATCTTGTTCTCGGTCGTCTCCCCGGATGCGTTGAACGCCGTTATCTTGTAGAAATAGTTCGCGCTGCCGGACAGGTTCGCGCCGGCCGACCCGCTGCCCAGGCTGGTCGCCAGCGTTCTGGGCGGGCGGAGCCGCGCCTGCTGGACGTGCTGGTCAATCGACTCCAGATTGGAATTCGCGCCCTGGCCCCAGTTAAGGTCGCCGGTGTCGCGCTTTGAAAGCCTGAGTTTATCCGTGAAAGTTTCAGCCATATACCGTCATCCTTAAAATCCGTACGCCTCCGACCCGAACGGCGCTTCCCCGAAGCCTCTTAACGGCGCGCCCCATGGCCTGGCGTTGTACGGCATCAAATCGAACCCGCAGGCGTCCGGCTGGCCGTATTGGCCTATGTCGAACGGACCGTCGCCCCAGCCGGATTCCTCTACGGCGACCAGCAGATAAAAGCGTTCGGGGCCCGCGTCCGGTTCGTGGTCGTCGTACTGGAACGTCCCGGGGCCGAGAACCGATTCTTCCGCTATCCTGCGGCCCAGCTCGTCACGGACTGACGACTTATAGAGCCGGAATCCCTTGAGCCTGCGGTTTAGCCGCAGATCCACCGGGTAATCCGACCAGGCCAGCCTGATAAAACCCGGTTCGACAGCCGCCACCCTGAAATTGGGCGGCGGAGGCAGAGGAAACGGCCCGGCCATCGTGCTACCTCCGTTTTTTGTCCGGATGCTCCGGCTTTATCTCTTCGTAACCGGTTTTGAGCAGCCGGTCGCGCGTCTCGGGCTGGCGCACCTCGCACAGCCCGTCCACTACCTTGATTAGGCCCTCGCTGTACGAGGACTCGAAGATCGGGTAGTCTCTGGAGCCGAACGGCGGATGAAGCTTTTTGAGTCTGAACATCGCGCCTCCCTTACAGCGTCACGCCAGCCAGCCGGGACGCCTTGATGTCGTTGGCCAGTACGAGCGCGACGTCCTCCAGGATGTCGAATTCGCTGCCCTGCGACGATTTCTGCGCCAGCCGGACCATCTTAAGAGGCGTCAGCTCGCCTATCCAGATCGCGCTGGTGTCCAGCACAAAGATATCCGAGCAGGCGTTGGAAGTGCCCTGCGTCTGCGCGTCCGACACCCAGATGGACCGGAAGATCGGGATGCCGTTGTAGACCTGCACCCGGAACCCGCCTTTGACCTCGACGGTGTCCACGAACCGCTGCTGCGCCTGCAACAGCGCGTTCAGCTTGCGGTTGGACTTCTTCGACATGATGAGCATGTTCGGATTGCCCCGGTTGAGGTCGATGGCCTGGTCCAGCAGGTCAAGGCTCAAGGGCGCGCCGTTCGCGCCCGCGACCGCCACCTGCCCGGCCGGGATGAGTTTCCGCAGGCCGTTGAACTGCTTGGGATTGGCCGTGGCGTCGCCGTTTACGAGCGCGTTCTCTTCCGAGTCGCGCACGTTCTGTAGGCCGTTCTCCACTTCCTCGGCCTCGACGTCCAGCATTGATTTCCCCACCGCCTGCAGTTTCCGCGTGACTTTTCTGCGGTCCAGGATGGTCGCGTACGGGAACGACTTCTGGGCCACGCTGCCCTGCGTTTCGGTCGGTTCCTCGGTGTCGTTCACGAACCCCGCGCCCGCGCCGCGCGACGTGCGCTGGTTAAGCACCCAGGCCGAGCCGGAACCCGGTTTCCTCGGCAGGTTCATTCGCAGAGGGTTGTTTACCTCTATGAGCTCCTGCAGGACGCGGTCGACAAGCGGCTGCTGCATCGCGCCGCCAGCCCCGGCCATATCCAAAGCCTTCTTCAACTGTTCAAGATCGTTCATTTCTTCGGTTCCTCCTGTGATGGTTACTGCTTCTGCATGGCCAGCGCCACCTTGAGTTTCTTTTCAGGCGACAGGCTGTCGAATTCCTTTTTGACCCCGTCCGTTTCCGGCGCGGGTTCGATAATTCCTTTGCGCGCGGTCGGGATGGACTTTATGGCGGCTTCCACCTGCCTGGCCACCTCGCCCGCGATTATCTTCCCCAGTTCGGCTTTGCTCACGCCTTTCGGGGCTGCCGGTGCCGGTTGCGGGGCGCTCATAACCGCGTTCATGAGCATGGCTTTCACCTGTTCGGCGATCGGAGCGGCCTGCCCACCCATCGCCGCTATCTTGTCCAACAGCGCCATTACCGGAGACAGCGCACCCATGTTGGGCGGCGGCGCGGCTTTCTGCGTTTCTGCGGCCTGCGGCGGGGTTTCCGGCTCGGCAGGCGGCGCGGCCGCTTCGGGCGGTTTCGGCTCCTCCGGTTTGGACGGCTCCTGAGCCGCCGGTTGTCCGTCTTCCTTCTGGCGGATCTGCTCTATCGTGATTTCATCGTCTGACATGTTATCTCCTCCTTCGGATTCTTCGGCTGTGTGTCTGAGGGCTTTTGCTATATACCAACCGATCGCGCGTGCCTCTGGGTTTGCCGGGACCGACACCAGCGAGACTTCCACCAGCGTCATGCGCAGGATGACGTTCACCGTCCGCTCCAGTTCGGGCATGAACTTGCGTTCGCGCTCGAGTACCTGTCCGCGTATGGAAAACTTATTAAGCACGCCCTCTTTTATCTTCTGGATTATTTCCGGCTCGGTCTGTGAGATGAGCGCGTCTATGAGCAGGCCGTGCTGGTCGAATTGGACCTTGGTCACCTTGCCGATAGGCAGCTTCAAATCGTGGTTCAGGAGCACGGTCGAGTTCTGCAGTAAATCCAGCGAGGAACCCTGCAAAGCTTCTTCGGTTATGATGTCGCCCTGTAAATCCAGGTCGCTGGTCGCGGCGTAGCCGACAATGTGAAACTCGCCGTTTTCCTCGACAGCCTTGATGAGCTGGATAGGGAACGTGAACGGGACTTTCCGCTGTGGAGTCGTTTTCGTTTCCATGTTCTCCGCGATAAAAAAAAGCGCTGCCGCCCGGTTAAGGGCTGACAGCGCTTCGAATGTGCTCGGCCGCGCTTGCTACACGTTGATTGTTAGTCCGCCGTGAGGCGGCTCAAATCCTTCCCTAAAAACGTTTCCTGCTTCCTGACCCGCATGATCTGTCCTTTGCTGAAGTGCAGTTCCACCAATCCGTAGAACTCACCTTTCTGCAGGGCGATAATGAACTTCAAAAGCTCATCGTCAGCCTGGCCGGTTCCCTGCGGTTTCGTCATGGTCATATTATGGCGCATCAAATCATCCTTGTCCATTAACAGTTCAAACTGATTATTTACCGTCGGGCGCGGGCTGGATTGAGGCAGTCAGCGTCTTCTCTGAGTACAGGTCGCCGGGTTTGAGCTCGTAGTTAGAGACCAGCAACTCATACTTCGTCCGTGAGCCCAGCTGGTGCATACCGGTCCACAGCGTCTTCACGCGGTAGGTGTTAAACTCCTTAAACACCTTCTCTTTTTCAAGTTCGTAGCTCAACAGAAATTTCCCCTTGATTGTCCGCAGTGCGGGCAGGAGGCTCTCCTCCTGAAAGAACTTGGAGCCGTGCCGGCCCGCTTCCTTCGGCCAGTGCAGCGGATATGGCGGGTCGAGGTAGAACAAGGTGTCCTTCGAATCGTATTCCTTCACCGCGTCTTGCCAGTCCCATGAGTGCAGCAATACGCCCTTGAGGCGTTCCTGTATCTCCGGGAGGCGCTCGGCCAGGTGGATTTTCGCGCCCTCGCCGGAACTGCCGTGCCGCCTGACGCCTTCCCGTGCGTCCGCGCGGCCCCAGTACGTCGCCTTGTTGAGATAGGCGAACCGGTAGAACTTTTCACGCGCCGTTTCCGGCCGCCACTCGTAGAGCTTCTTGACCAGCGCGCGACTGATTATCCAGTCTCGCTTCTTAAGCCATTCCCAATCTGCGGTGGTCATGCCTTTTATAAACCGGTATGAGGCGATGATATCCGAATTGACGTCGTTTATGATCTCGAGGTCCGACCGCTTCTTGTGGAACAAGACCTGCGCCCCGCCGCAGAATGCCTCAACGTAGTTCTTGTGTTCCGGCAGGAAGCCGACCAGCTTCTTGCATAGGCGGAGTTTCCCGCCCGGGCTCTTGAACGCGCCCCGGATTTTCTCCAGCCTCGCCTCGTCTTCCAGGTGCGGCAGAAGTTCCGGCTCCTCCAATTCGCAGCCCTCCGGCGCGATTTCCAGCTCCTTGCCGATGTATAGGTCCACTTTCTGCAGCGGGAAATTGGAGACCAGTATCTCGGTCACCCATTCCTGGTTGCCGCCCGGCCCGCGCATCTGGTTGCGCCGCCGAACCTTGTAGACGTTATAGCCCTTGAAAGAATCGGCCTGCTCCACCGGGTATGACACTATCCATTTCGCTTTCAGCGACTTGATGGCGCGCTTAAACTCGGCGTCGTCGAAGCCGAAGTCGAATAGGTTGAACTTACCGGGATATGGCGGGTCCATGTAGAAGAACGTGTCCTGCCCGTCGTAGTCCTTGAGAATGTCGCGGTAGTCCTTGTTATGAACGGCGGCATTTTTAAGCCGGGCTTGCGCCCGCTCTATATTGGCCGGGAAGTCTATCCGGACACCGGCGTTGGCGTGATTAAATGATCCGCCCCGCATTTTGCCGTAGGACGACCTGGTCAGGTAGAACGATTTATAAAACCGGTCGCGGTCGGTGGCGGGCTTCAGCTCTTTCAGACGCTCGTGCGTTTTCTGGTGGATCACCCAGTCGCGCTTGGCCAGCGCCGATCTGTCATCGGGAGAATGGTCGCGTATAAACTTATGCATGAACGCTATCTCGGCGTCGCGGTCGTTTAGCACTTCCTGCGGCGACGGGTCCTTGGCGTATAAAACCGCCGCGCCCCCGGCGAACGGCTCGACATAGGTTTTATGATACGGGATATAAGAAGCTATCTTGTGGGCCAGGAAGCGTTTCCCGCCGTAGGAGCCGAACGCCTGCCGTACGCCCTTCATATACTCGGTGACGAAATGCCAGATGTCCGTTTCCCGGAGCAGACCGGCGGCGCGCGCGGTTTTGAGCGTCTCCCCGACCGTCATAACGGGCTTTGAGCCCGGCACGCTCGTTATGTCCAGCCCGGCGGCCGACAGCGCGAAGTTGCCATCGTCGCGCCTGCACAGGATAAGGCTTTCGCACTCCACGTCCAGTATATCGCCCGGCTCGGGCCACGGGCCCGCACCGGCGGCATGGCCGATCTCCAGCCACAGCTTGCCGTTTAGGGATCGTATGGGCTCCGGCGCGGCTTTCATGTTCTGGTAATCCAAACCGAAGTAAACGTCGCGCGTTTCCGGCAGGTAGCCGTCCTCCACGCGCGTTACGATGGCCCGCATGACGAACGAGCGCGGCTTATCCGCCGCCGCGAGCGGGTCATCGGGCGTGTCCGGATCGTTCATTTCCGTGTGCCTGCGGGTCTCCGCGTCCAGTGCGTCGTTGAGCGTATGGGCGAACCCGCGCAGCGCCATCTCGGCGCACACCTCGGCGTGCAGGTTTAGGAGATCCGGCAGTTGCCACTCCCTGCCTCCGGTCTGGTAGACCGGGTGGCCCGCGCGTTTCATGGCCCACGCACTGTGCAGGATGAAATCCATAGACAGCAGCTCCTGTGCCGCCAAATCGGCCGGAGCCGTGTTGAACAGCTCGCCGAACTCGGCTAAGTCGCTTTTTAGAACGTTCATTTTTCCTCCAGTATTGTAATCCACGTGCATCTGCAGTTCGGATGCGCGGGCAAGACGTCTGACGCCTCGTCTATCTCCATGATTTTACCGAGCTTGTCACCGGGCGCGGACTCGGCCGCGTCCACGCAGTCCGGACACGCGTCCGGAGACAGAAGCCACTGCACGCGCTCCACCGAGCCCTGCCGTAGCGCGTCCAGATTCCCTTCGTTGTATGCGCGGTTGGCTTCGGTGCGGGCGATAATCTCGGCCGCGTCGGCCCGACCGAGTTTGCGGACACCGCCGGCCCGGATCACGTTGCCGTCCGCGTCCAGAACGGGTTTCACGTTTATGGAAGCCATCGTGTCCAGTTGGCTATCCACCCGCGCCATCAGCTGCGGAATGGTTTCGCTGGCCGCGATTCCCTCTATGAGCGCCTGCCGCAGGCCAGCCTGTATGGCCTGGGAGACGTGCCCGGCCAAGGCGACGGAGCTGGCTTTGATCTTCTCCTGCAGTGCGCGGCTCAAATCGTCAACGTCCTCTATTCCGGCCCGCCGCGACGATAATTGCAGTCCTTTGCGCGCCGCCTCCAGAGAGAAGCGTTCCACGATGCGGGCTATTTTGTTGCTATCCACTTCTTCCAGCAGGACCTCGATATCGTCCAGCTGCTTGGCGGCCTCCGGGGCGGCCGCCTGCCGGAACGCCAGGCCGCCGCAGACGCTGAACGAGGTAACGAACGGCAGTTTTACGGCTTTGACCTTTGGCAGGATCGCCTCGCGGTTCAAATGCGGCAGTTTTTCCGCGACAGCGGACTTTATATCGCGGAACAGCCGCGCAAGAGCGTCCGCGAACCTGTTCTCTATGGCGACGACCTCGCGGGTGGCGTTTACGATGGTTTCCTGCGGGCCGAGCGATTTCTGTATATCCGGCATGCGCGGCGCGACCAGTCTGCGGACCTCCTCGGGTGTGAACACGCCGTTCTGCAGGTAGATGCCGAATATCTCAGCCTGGTCTTTCTCGTCTATCGCGCGCTTGCTGAACTGGAACGACCAGTCCGTTATGCCGAAGCCCTGCCGGACTATATGCTTGTTGAGCTTCTCGGCCACGCGCATCTGGAACGGCAGAATGGTTTCCTCGTAAAAGGTCTGGGTCTGGTGGTCGCCGGTGCCCGCGCCGATGTTCCCGGTTTCTATGATGGACACTTTGCTGGGCGGTACGCCGTAGACCGCCAGTATCTCGTTGCGGGTGAACTCGCGGAGCTGCAGGAACTCCATGTCCTTCTGGTTCACGCCGACTTGCTTAAACTCTATGTCGCCCTCAAGCACGAGGTCCGCGTGCGCGAGTTCCGGGTTCTTGGCGCGGACGTTCAGGTATGCGCGGTTGCGCTCCACCTGCTCCGGGGTGGCGTCCTTCATGATGAACGCGCCGCGTATCTTCGCGCCGTTCACGAAAAAAGCGCGGTTATAGACCTGCGCGAATTTATCGACCGCGATCGGCAGAATAAGCGAAGCCAGCGGGGAAAGGCCGTACAGGGTAGCCCCCTTGGTTCCCAGTTTGAAGTGGATTACTTCTCTGGTCTCGAATCCGACCTTTCCCTCCTGGCTCCGCGAATATCTCGGCGACTGGACGTAGCCCAGTATCGCGCCGTGCTCGTCCGCCCGCACGCTCATGGTGGTCGCGTCCAGGTTCCAGATCTCGCGCGGCTTGCCGTCCGCGCCGTAGACCACCTCCACAAACGCGTTGCCGAACACATAGACGTCGCGCGTTATGTCGTCCAGTATCTCCAGGAGCGTGTCGTTCGGATTGCAGTTGGCGAAGAAGTCCTGCAGAGCCTCGGCGCTCTTGGGGTCCGCGCCCGGCTTGGCCGGTGTCAGCGTGTAGCCGCGCGCCGTGACCGCCTTGCAGATGACGCCGACCACCGCGCGCACCCATGACGTCTGCTCGTACATCCGGTTGAATATCTCGAAGTCGATGTCCGGCAGTATTCCCTCTTCCAGCGAAACGCCGGGGACATGTGAGATGATCTGCTTTGCCGCTTTTTCTATCTCGTCGCGTATGACCGAGCCGAACAGCATTTTGACAACTGAAGACCCTATGCTCATAAAATTACTCCTTGCTGAAAATCAGCGGGGTTTCGGAACCGCCCCGAACCCTTGAGATTGGGTATCTCACGGCTCTCTCTTGAGCCCTCCCCCGCGTCTATCCACCATTTAAGGTCGCCGCTCTTGGGGTAGGCCGTCCGCCAGTTAAACGGCGACTCCCTGAGCAACGCCTTCCTGAGCTTGTGGGAACACATGAACTTGCAGTAGCGGAACTGGTAGCCCGATATCTTCATGAGCCCCATTTTCCGCGTAAATTTATTCTCCCGGGTACCGTAACGGGTTATCAGCAGCCGGGGATGGACCACCTCGCCTTCCGCCGTCCGGTAGAACTGGCTCTTGATGAACCCGCCGTAGAGCCAGCTCGCGGACTGGTACACATAACCCGGCTTGCCCCTGAGGCCGTCAGCCCAACTGAACAGAACTTTAACGTTCGGAAAGTCCTGCTGTATCCACTCCGCGCACATTTTAAGGAACCGGCTCTCGGTGTTGCGCGGCATCTCGTCCAGGACGCAGAACCTGTTTAATTCCAGATAGTCATTCACGCCGAGAGACGGGAATAATCTGCGTATGGTGTGCATCGGCCTTGTGCCGAATCCCCATAACGCCACGCCCACCAGCTTGCCGCCGTTGAACAGGCCGTAAGTCGCCTTCGTGATGGGCGGGCAGATGACGGCGTAATGATGGTCCGCCACGAACTGTTTGCCTGTCGCGTTGTCTACGGGCCTGACGCTTAAATCCATGTCATCGCTCCTATTCGTCCAAATCATCCGAGAACGATATCCTCGGTTCCATGCGCTGCGCCTGCACACCCTGCAGCGCCAGCCAGAGCGCGTCCAGCATATCGTCCGAACTGTGCGGGAAGTGCAGCAGCTCTTCCTCCATCTCCGGCATGGTTTCGCGCGGCAGGGTGATGACGCCGTTCTCGAACAGCGGGGCGAGGCCGCGCAGGCGCGCGTGCTTGTCGCCCTGGGTGCTTATGGCCTTTATCGGCAGCATCTTGGTCTCAGGGTCCGTGCGCAGCGATTCGATGAATGCGCTCTGATACCCGTTCGACTCTATGCTAATAAGCCGAGGATGCCTGTGCCGGTGCAGACGCTTGACCGCCTTCAGCTGCTCATTGAACGGGATGCGGCCGCGATACGCCTCTATAATGAAAGAATCCCCGGCCTTGTTGACTCCGATTACGCAGTACGCGAACCGGGAGTTGGACTCGCGTCGGCCAATGGCGAGGTCCACGCCCGCGAATACTGTAAGATCGTCTGGCAGTCTGTCATATCTGCCCGATTCCAGCCACGCCAGCTTGAAATCCGCACCCTCCTGGCCTGACGGGTCGTTCAGGTACAGGCAGTTATAGGAGGCCGCGCCCAACTGGGCCCGCTGAAGGGCCAGCTTCTCCGCGCTGAATTTCTCCGGGAACAGGATGTGCTTCTTCCCCGCCTCGTCATTCCATTCGGCGGCAAGGTTTATGACTTTCCAGTTGCCGTAGCCAGGGTCGTTCTTCAGGAAACCCGCGATATCGTCCGTGTGCCAGCGGGTCATGACCACCACTATCTGCCCGTCGTTATCGAGCCTCGGCAGCAGGTCGCGTTGAAACCAGCGGATTACCTTCTGCCGCTGATGCGGAGTCATGGTGTTGCGGTTTGAGCACGGATCGTCTATGACTATAAGATTCGGATGCTGGCTGACCACCGTGCCCAGGACAGATGCCACCGCTATGGACGGCTCCTTGCGGATCTCCGTGCGTGGAATCTGAACGCGTTCCTCCGTCCAGGTGTCAGCCGTCAGGTCCCAATGGCCGTATCGGTCGCGGAACCGCTCGTTCTGCGTCAGGTGGCCTTTGATCTCCCGCATGAAGCCTTTGGCGTTGTCTAAAATCTCGTTCACCAGCAGAATCCGCATGTTATGGTCCTCGGCCAGCCGGAACAGCGGGTAGGCTATTGTGCAGGCCGTGGTCTTCAAGTGTCCGACCGGAGCGAGCAGCAGGATAAACTGCTCCCGCAGCAGCGTGTCGAACCACGAAAGGTGCAGCTCGGTCAATTGGCTGTAGCCCAGGACGTCCTTGGCGAAGAAAAACAGCTCTTCCAGTCGCTGCGCGTGGGGCTTCATAGGGCTTCCTGTTCCGTACGAAAAAAATAGGGCTTTGTGCGAAGAACGGGCGAGGCGATTCCCCGAAGGGTGTTTCGTACAAGTAAAAATAGCCTGAACCGCTTTTCAGCGTGCGAAATAAAAGCGTAGGGGGAGCATGCGCGCTTTGGGCCGGTATTTTTACGCAAATTCTCCGGGGCCGTCCGGAGCGCGGTTCTCCGTCGGGGAAACACTGAACATAATGGCGCATTATGTTCAGTGAATCGCGCGCTACTTGGAGTCATTCCCGCCCTCCTTCCGCGCTTCGCCCGCGCTCTCCGGCTTACCGGTCGCTTCCGCTTCGCATGGGATAACGGGAGTTTCCTCCTGCCTGACTTCGGGTATCAATCCGCCGAGCCGTTTCTGCAGGAACTTCTGAACGGTGATTTTCACTTCCTCCGAAGACTCCAGAACCTTCTCCGGCATCGGCCCCCTGCCTGCCAGTCCGCCGAACTGGCCTTGCCGGTCGAACAGCTCACCTATGACGATGATGAGGTCTTTCACCGAGGCCTCCGGCAATTTGCGCTTGATTTCCTTGAGTGCGGCGAAGATGATATCCCAGGATTCACGGGTCAGCCGGCCTTTCAATCTATCGGCCACCGGGTTCTTGCAGACGCCATCCGCGATAAATTTGCTGGCGTTATCCAGCCAGTATTTGACCGTGCTCTTCTCCACGCCTATTTCCCGCGCGATAGAGCTGAGCCGCCCGCCCGCCTCGAACTTGGCTATGGCGCTCATGATGACTTCTTTGGAGTGTTTCTGCGGGCCTTTCCGTTTCATTCAGTGTCCTCCCATCCCGACTTCATCTTCTTTCGGAACCTGCGCTGGTACGCACACAGGTCCTTCGTTCGCTTGAGCCTATGGCACCGCTCGTGATACCTCTGGTTCGCATAAAGCGGCTGGAACCCTTTCCCGCAAACCTTGCATTTCCTGTGTCTGAAAATCCGCTTATGCATAATATTCTGGCCTTCAAAAACGCCGCTGTCCATTAACAGTTCAAACTGATTACTTCTCGTCGGATTTCGTGTCGATTGCACAGCTCGCGCCGTCCGCTTTGTGAATTGGAAGTTTCCATGCCATCGCGTTGCCTTTCATAAGGGGCGGCCCTGCACACGGCCCTTGGTAATCACGCGCACGCTTATATCGCTGACAAGTTTCGGTAAGGCGTCTTGGAGAGTTTCAAGAACGTCATCGGCCCAAAAGTCCCGAAACGATTGTTCGGAGAGCATTCTTCGGATACCATCCCGGACCATGCGCTGAAATTCCTTGGTGCGGATAAATTCTTTGATATGTTTTTCCACAGCGTCATTGAGGGTGTCGAATCCAAGGTTCTTGATCAATGCCTTGCCGAACATATAGGCGGTGTCATAAGAGAAGCTGTCTAGGACACATTCTTTATCTTCATCGCGCTTTTCTTGTTTTGCCTGCGTCATTGTTTTCATCGTTTTATTCCTCCTCAATGGCATCATGCCCTTCGACATGGTGTTCTCCTTTTGTGTCCACAATAATTGGTTGTTGGTCGTGTTTGTGTATTCTGTAAATGCCGCGCAGAACATGCTCCCACACCTCCGCCTGCGGCCAGACCGTGAATGTTTTCCTGCGCCGCACCGCGACCGCGCCGGAAGTCACCTGGATAAACCGCACTTCCCCAGGCTGCCGGATGGCGACAATATCAAACGCGCCGAACAGATCCCGCGCGCAGAATACTACGCCTCGGCCCGGCAGCCAGCCGGGTTTGCCGAAGGTCCGTTCTACCAGATAGCCCTGGCTTTTGAGGTAATCCGCGACCTTCTTTTCGTGAACATTTCCCTTGGCCCTGTTATTCATCGTTCCTCCCGTGCGGACACAGCGGACGTAGTCGCTGTATATCCCCGTCACGCGCGTGCGCGCGCACACGCGTAACGGGTTAACCGGAAGCTGCGCCCGCAACGTCCGCACTTTTCAAAAAGCCCTGAAAAAACAAGCGTTTTCATAGTATCGTCTCCTGAACCGTCTTTCCCTTGAGCCCGATACCCCGAAACGCGCGGGTGCCCTTATGTCCTGATCTGCGCCTGATAAATCCGCGTTTATCAAGATCATCGGAGAACCGCCGCTTTGTCCCCGCGTATTCACCAGATTTCTCGGTCCATAGCTGCCATGAGGCGAAAAGCTCATCCGTAGTCCCCTCGGCGTTAACGTCCTGGATGCATTCATCCTCAATCCACCGGCCTAGCGCGTCCTCGGATTCGAGATACTCTTCCGTGGCCGAAACCACGCTGGCGGGCGGCTTGAGTCCCGTTTTCTGCCATTCCAGGCAGCCGTCCAGCATCCAGCGCAGTATGCCGTCCTTCTCGGCCAGCAGTTGGTCTGAGAGCGTTTGGTCGCGCTTCTCCGGCGGTATGGTGACGGTGAACGGTACCAGATGCAGTCTGCGCCGCATCGCCTCGTCCACATCGCGTATGGCGGGTTTGTTGTTGCCGGCGACGATGAGCTTAAACTGCGGCCTATACTCGAAGAAGTCCTGCCGCATGAACCTGGCGGAGATTTTATCGCCGCCGGTAAGCGACTTTATCTTGGTCTCGGCCCACCGCTTCCCCTTTTCGACTTCAATGGACGTCACGAGCCTTGCCCCGCGTAACCCGGCCAGATCGGTCGGGTGCTTCTCGTTTTTGTTCTCCAGGAATGTGTCTATTGGCGCGTTTACGGCGTAATCGCCCATAACGGACGACAGCGTGTTCAAGAAGACCGATTTGCCGTTCGCCCCGGTGCCGTAAAGAAAAAATAGCGCGTGCTCCGTGGTGACGCCGGTCAGCGCGTAGCCCGCCATGCGCGCGAGATATCGCTGGAGTTCCTCGTCCCCGCCGGTGATGTCGCCCAGGAATTTCAGCCAGGTCGGCGCAGTGCCTTGCGGCGTGGCGGCTGCTATCTTCGTCATGTAATCCGACCGCGCGTGCGGTTTCAGCTCGCCCGTTCGCAGGTTTACGCCGGAGCCGAACGCGTTGAGCTGCCATTGGTCGCGGTCCCAGATATCCAGGCCAGCGGCGTGTTTACGGTCGGCCCGGGCGAGCCGCTCAACGGCGGCCACCGTGCTCGCGCTCGCAACCTTGGCCGCAATATTCGCCTTCTCGCATTTGGCTGACGACTCGCGACAGACCCGGCGTGCGAGGTCAAACGCCTTGAGCGTCGTCTCCCTGAGCCAGCGCGCGCCGTCCCAGTGGAGCCAATGTCCCCACGGGGCGACGTAACGCCAGTCGTCGGCATACTTGGAAGTGAATTTGAGAGCCAGCGCGTCGTCCGTGAAGCCGGGCGGAACCGTTACTTCTTCCTCCTCCGGCGCGGCAGGAGGATAGCGGCTTATGCTCGCGGCGATGTCGCTTACCTCTTTGTCCGGCAGCGGCGGGTCGCAGCGTTGCGTGTTTATGGCCGCGAGCGCCGCTTTTATCTCGCCGGCCGCCATGCCGCGCCTGCGCATCGTGCCCGCCAGGCTGGCGAGCGTGGAGTTTCGCGAGCCGTTCTGCAGCGCGCCGGTTAGGCTCGGCGGCTGGACGGGTTTTTTCGTGAGCGCGAGGAACTCTTCAGACATTGCAGACAGATGCTCCTCCGCGTTGTCCCATTCGTACGCCTTCCCGTCTATGGTAGACCCGGGCGCGACCACATAGCCGCCGTCCGCTTTCAGATCCACGCCCGGAAGCAGGCCGTTCCGGCTGCGCAGCCCGCCTTCGGGACAGACGTAGTAGAGATGCCAGCCGCCGCTGGGCGTCAGGACTTTAAGCGTGGTCGGCAAACCGCCGTTAATCGCGGCGGCTGATTCGCGCCCTTTCGCCCCCTTTTTGACGTCTATATCAACGGCAGCGATGCCGGACACCAATCCCGTCGCCAAGCCGATGTTCGCGTCCGGATTGCGCTCCCACCATTGCCGTATTGCCTCTTCCGATGTGGTGGCGTCCTTGAACCCGTTCTGAGTGATCGGTTTTTTGCCGTTGGGCTCCAGCGGAAAGACGGCCCAGCCCATCTCGGCCAGGCCGAGCGCCCATTTAAGCTTGCTCATGGTCGTACCTCGCGCCGTTTAGAACGGGATATCTTCGTCGTTGGCCGGTTCCGCGTGTTCCTGCGGAGGCTGTTTGTGCTTGAGTAGTTCTCTCGCGTCCTTGAAGCCGTCTTTCCTAGGCGGCGGAACCGCAGACGGTTCCGGATGGCGCTCGGTATAAACCTCTTCGATGACGTTCTTCTCATTCGTGTAAGTCTTCCCGTTGACGACCTTGTCATAGGTCGATACGCCCAGGAGCGCGCGGAACTGCCGCCCCTGGAAGTCGGACTCATCGAACGAGAACTCGCCTTCATATTGCATACCGACGGCATGGAGGAAGTGGACCGCCATGCCATGCCCCGGATTCGGCTTCTCTCCGTTGCCGCGCGGAATCCAGACCACGTTATGCCACACGCGCTTGCCGAAATGCGCGCCCTTGTCGGCTATCTCGCAGACCAGTTTGGTTCTGGGCGTGCCCAGGTTCTTTCCGCTTTGGGTCACTTCCCCGTCCGAATGGTCGGCCACCTGCAGCGTGTAGATGCCGCGCGGAGCCGGCTGGAACTTCGCCTGGCCGCTCTGCCGGGGACTGTCCGCCCCGGCGTCGCCTCTGTAATTTATTCTCGCCATGATTATTTGCCCCCCTTGGACTTGGAGTCGGACTGGAACAATTCCGCGAACGCGGAGTACGGGTTCTCGCGCGGCAGCTCGATGGTCTTATCCTCGAGCTCCGGTATGCGGCTCCCCCAGATCCCCAGACTTCCACCCTGGAAGCTGAGGAAGTATTTTGTTTGCGCGCCCACCTGCTTCTTGAAGCTGTTCCCGATTGCGTCCGCGTTGGCCGCTATGAAACCGGCTCCTTTGCCGCTCACGTTTATCCCGGCCGGGATTATGATGGACCCGCTCGCGTCGACTTTGGGGTCTTTTGTGTGGGCGATGAGGATGACGAATTTCCCGCTGGACTTCAGGTAGTGAATGAGGCTTTCAAGCTTCTTGCGCAGGTCGGCCCACAGCGACCACCCGTCTACGCCCGCTTTCCGGTCGGTCATGGACGTAAGCCCGGCGGCGCGTGCTATCTCGTCCTCGAACCAGTCCGACAGAACGTCTATGCTGTCCACCACGATGGTTTTGACGCTCGGCTCGGCTATGAGCAGTTTCAGCGCGTCCCGGAACTCGACCAGGCTCTTGATTTCGTGCACGCGGCCGTCTATCCGGTCGCCGCCGCCCGGCTCCAGCTCCAGGACGTAGCTGCCCGGCCAGGACGCTGCGAGCGTTGTTTTGCCGCTCTTCGGCATTCCGACCAGTATCATTAACCCGTCATTCGGCAGCCCCTGCTTAGGAGCCGGTCTTGTCGTTATCAGCTTCATGTTTTCCTCCGTTTAGGTTTTATGTTTACCACTCAACAAAATGCGGTTTCGCCAGCGACTCCTTGAGCGTTTTGGCGGCAAGGAATGCGGCGAACGACTCTTGCAGACTCGCCACCTCTTTGGCCTCGAATTCTATGGGGAGCTTCTTACCGAAGCGGACTATGAACGCCTCCGCGCAGTCGGCGCCAAACGTCTCTTTGAACGCCTGCGCGTAAGCCGCGACCTGTAGTGCGTACTCGTCGTATATGCCGGAACTTGTCTTCCAGTCCAATAGGACGAGTTTGCCGTTGCGGACTCCGAGCGCGTCCAGGCTGCCGCCGTAGCCGTACTGGGTGGACGCGACCTTGGTGTCGCCCATGACCAGCTGGATGCCCATCTTGCCCCACCAATCCTTGAATGCCTTTACGGGGCCCTCGATGGCGGCCGGCAGCGACTCCGGCTCTTTGCCGTGGATAATGAGGTCTATGAATGCGTGCGCCTGGCTGCCGAGGTCGGCAGCCTCGTCTTTCAGCTTGTCGGGCCGCCGCTTCGCGTCCTCCAATACAGCCTGGACCCACGCCTTGTTGATGACGAGCCGGGCAGATTGCCGCCCGTCCAGCCGTTCCATAAGGGCGTTTTCCACCATGCCGAGCGCTTCCCGCTTGGCCCAGGGCACCAGCGCGGGCTTGTTGATGACGGACAGCATCCCGGTCACGCCGGGGTAGCGGGTGGTTCTGCCGTCAATCGTTACGTCGTAGAAGTGTGATCTTCGCTCTACCGCGAGGTCGACTTTATACAACGGTGCCGGAATATCAATGGTTTCCATGTTTTTTGACTCCTTTTTTGGGTTTTACCGGGACAGTCCGCTGTCCGCGTGTGTTTTGCGCCAGTCGCTTATCCAATCGCCGATTTCGTTCCACTTGCTGCCGAGCGCGGTTTTGATGTCCATGCGCTCCTGGGATGCTTCCAGAATCCTGCCGTTGCTGACTTTAAGCTGCTTGGGGACTGCTATCTCGCCTTTGAGGAACTTCTTGCCGAGGTCGGTGACTTGGTATATGCCTTGATGCCAATGTTCGGGGTCTTGTTCCAGCAGGTGCCAGTACTTGAGGTCGCCCAGGCGGGCGTAGCGGGTGGTGAATCCCGCGTTTCGGATATCCTTGGAGAACACGACGTCGCGAAGGAATTCTGATTTGATGTGGCTCTTGGAGTCGGCGCGGTCAGCCCGCCATTCCACCGTCGAGTCCTTCGACAGCTTAACAGCGGCGATGAACAGCAGGGCCATGAAGCGGTCGAGCGATTTTACTCCGGCTTTCAGCTTCCGTCCGCAGGTCGGGCAGATTTCGGATTCGCAGCTCATGACCGGCCTCCCTTCGGAAGCCGGTCCACACGGAAGCCGTTCTCGCCGTACTGTTTTATCAGGAAGCCGGACATCAGCTTCGCCAGGTGCTCGCCGCACTCGGTCCCGCCCTCTACGAGGCAGGCCGGGCGTTTCGGGTCCAGTTTGTAGTCCGTTTCCAGCTTGAGCCTGGCGCGGCCGTAGATGAGCTCGGTTTCTTTGACCGCCAGTGTAAGGATTGCCTGCAGGATGTCCCCGTTCGCCCGTCCCTTGGGTACGGAGAACTTGTAGATCGTCGCGGATGCCGTAGTCTTCGTCATATTCGCCTCCGCAGGATAAAGACGAACGAGAAGCCCAAAATGACGAAAACTATTTTTCATGGCCCAGCCCCAGCTCGGCCAGCGAGGCCTTTAGCTTGCCTATCCAGTAATTAACCGTCATCCGGGGCTTGCCGAGCCGCGCCGCCAGACGGACCTGGCTGCCACCCTCCTCCATGAGCAGGGTCCATAGCTCGCGCAGCTCTGGCGATAGGGTTTCCAGCGCGAGTCTTATGGCCGCAGTTGATTCCGGGCGGTCGCCCGGGTGCGGAGTGATATCTTCCCAGGAGAACCTTTCCCCGTTCTTATCGGTGACCTCCATGGGCCGGAACAGCGCCTCGCCGGCCTTCCATCTGCGGATGTAGTCGTGCGCGGTATTAAACAAGCACTTGGCGAGAAACGCCTTTCGATCCCTCAACTCCCGCCGCTTGCCGCTTTTCAGGGCCGATACTTTCCTGAACAGCTCGGCTTCCAGGTCATTCCACTCCGGGAAGCCGGCGAACGAGCGCGCGATGCCCCTCGCCAGCTCCACCTCCCAATCCTCTATCGGACATGCGTGAGCCTTCCCTTTAACGGACATGAGCCGCCTCCTCGCGTTAAGGGATGCGTTCGCGCGAGAACAGCGGCTCCAATAAAAAAGAGCCCAGTCGCTAAAAACGGGAACGCATCCCGAGTTTAACGACCAGGCTCAAGCGAGGCGCTGGCCCTCATGGGGCTCTGGCCTGCTAAGGCGGCTCTTTTAAGGTCGCCGGATCACACAGCCTTGGCTGCGGGTCCGAAGTAATTTTCTACGAATTTTGTTTTCAATGCTAACAACGAAATTTCTTTTCCTTCCCATTCACGCAGTCATAATATGTTCCTCGGTAATCAAGAATCCGAAGAAGTAATCGATTAATAAGGTCTGTCAGCCTTAAATAATGTGGGAATGATGACCTGCGATAACCACCTCGAAGTGTTCCAGAATGGACCACTTTATTTCGTAACGCAATGAACTTAAATTTTCGTCTCCGTAGACGGAAGTGCTGATAAAGCAATTCCAATAGTTCGCTGAAATACCAACGCTGCCTAGTTCCCGGTTTTCGTACTGGCAGGCCTTTCCAAATGCGGAAATTCTCTTTCAGAGATTCCATTGCTGTGCCTGCAAGTAAATACTTAAATTCGCTGACTGTTTCGTGTTTAGATTTCACCTCGTATTCTATCGCGACGTGAATCTTTAATCTGCTTCTCCACCGACGATATTCCGGGTAACACTGCGACAAGAAATTGGGAATAGTCGGAGGATTTATGTCATCGCATATTACTGGCAATGATGGAGAATAATCGAAAGTGAGGGTGTCTAGGTGGTGGCATAATACTGGATTGTGCACGGTGTCTAAAAGCTCTAGAGCTATCCAGTTGATTTTCGTTCCGGTCGCAAAAGACAGCATTTCACAGATATTTGTTGCGAATCTCTTCTCACCATCCCAGCCAAAGTTCTTTGTCGTGGTAAATTCAAGTGTGGATGTGACCTCGATGCCTCGCTCTTTTCTAAGGCGTGTTCGAATTGTGTCATAGTCGGTTAAATGCCGTATTGTAATATTGTGCGAGCCCACACGTGTGCAGAAGTGGTCACGACTGCCTCCGCCATTGGCTGCGCGTGTAAAGTTAATCCCGTGAAATATAAAATTTGTTAAAAAGAAACGAATAATAAATGGCCCGGGAGGAATTGTATTGTTTTGCAGCTCTAAATGTGAAGCAACAAACCCCAATTTAGTGAAAGACTTGCGCCCAATACTTCCCCCCACATGATTCAGTGTAATGCGTAGATTGCTGAAGGCGTATCCCCCCGCTAATTTGCCTGATAATGTGAACCCTGGTGTTTCCACCGCTATTCCATGGTTGCCAGTAAATGCACAGCGTCCAGATATCTCTCCATCTGAATTCTGATAAATACGGAATCGACAATTCACACTTAGATTATTCGGACCGGAAATGATTCCTCGTCCTGAATATCGTCTAAACATGGTCATATTATTCCTCCGGTGCCTCTGTTTTTTTAAGGCGCGACGACCCAATTACGGCCTCAAATTCGTGGCCGCAGTGTTTGCATTTTACTTCCATATCGCAAGTGCGGACTTTCGCGACCTTGTGCCCGCACTTCGGGCACGCAACCCAGGTGTTCCTCTTCGTGGTGACTTCGTCCATAATGCCCCCTAAATTATGCTCGTCTTAAATTCTTCGCCTTCCGAATTAACAGCGTCATCCTGCCCACTATGCGGAAGTCGGAATCCTCCGGAGTAACGACAATCGGTTCCATATTGTCGTTCTCCGGGATTAGCAGATGATTCCCTTTGGAATCCCGGCCGTATTTCTTTAACGTCGCCCCGCCTTCGTAGATGGCGACTACGATATCGCCAGGATCAGCAGTCGTCTGCTGTTTGGCTATCACGTAATCGCCCGAGTATATTCCGGCTTTCACCATGCTGTCACCTTTTACTGGAAACATGCAAAACTCTCCTGCGCCGGTTAAAGACTTTGAAAGCCAGTGGACCTCATCCGTGTCGTCTGATAGTGTCTTTGGACTACCCAAGGGGACCGTTGCCAGGCACTCTGGAATCGGTGTAAGGGCCGCCCACTCCGGTCGCACCATCCCGGAGGTAGGCTTCAGACTGCGGAACTTCCGTTTCTCCTTTTTAAGGAAGCCTTTTTTTACCAAGGCGTCTATATGCCCGGACACTCCTTTGATGGAGGCGAAGCCGAAATGGGTTCCTATCTCCCTAAAAGTAGGCGCTGCCCCGGTTTTCTGGATGGTATGCGTGATAAAATCCAGCACCTGCTGCTGTTTTTTTGTCAGTTCCATTATCGCGTCTCCCGAGTGGTTTTGGAAAGGTTCTTGCTGCGACTAGCCCCGAATCAAATAATAGTAAACAAATGTTCACTATGTCAAATCTTACCTGCTTTTTCGCTGGAAAATAGATGACAAAGCGGCCTCCCTGAGCGGGCTCAAATTCACTTATTCGAAACTCTTTCTGCGAATAAACGGTAGGAAACTGCTGAACAGTATAACCATTCATTTCCACGCATGTCAAATTTTTCCTCGTTCGTCATTTTGGCCGCCTCAATCGTCTTTATTGGCGAGGCGATTATGACCGATATCCGAATAAAAATCATAGAAGAAATGACTCCCGACGAGAGGTTTAGGCGCGTTGTGGAGATCCTGACGGCAGCGTCACTACGGCTTTTGAAAAAGCAGAAAGAGGCGCAGTTGCCTGATGCCGAGCGAATCAAAAAGCCCTTGATTATCGACGAGAAAGAAGGTAAGTGATCATATATGGCTAACAGAAGAATAGACCCACCGCCGGAGCCGGAAAAGCCCAAGATCCTGTCCTGCGCCATTTACACGCGCAAATCCACGGACGAAAACCTTAACACGAACTTCAACTCGCTGGACTCCCAGAGGGAATACTGCCAGGCGTTCATAAAGAGCCGGGAGCCGGAGGGCTGGAGTGTGTGTCTTGAAGAATACAGCGACCCCGGTTTTACTGGCGGCAACATGGACCGCCCTGCGCTAAAGAGGCTTATCTCCGATGCCCGGCAGGGAAAGTTTCATGTGGTCGTCTGTTATAAATACGACCGGCTCAGCCGCAACACGCGGGATTTCCTTCATATCCTCGATACTTTTGAGAAGAACGGCGTGGCATTCGTATCCGTAACACAGCCGATAGACACCACCTCTTCGGTCGGCAGGCTGATGCGGTCCATCCTGATGGACTTTGCCCAGTTCGAGCGTGAGATGATAAGCGAACGGACGCGCGACAAGATGGCGGCTATGGCTAGGAAAGGGAAATGGGTCGGCGGCCATCCTATCATCGGCTACGAGTATGACAAGAAGAATAAGATTCTCCTGGTCAATCCAGATGAAGCGAAGCTTGTGCGTGAAATCTTCGACACCTACATCCGGACGACGTCCCTGCTGGCCACAGCAAAGTGGGCGACCGACAAGGGTTACACCATGAAAGGCTGGACTACGGAAAAAGGCCAGCAGCGCGGCGGCCGTACATTCAACAAGGCGAATCTGAGCTACCTCATAAACAATCCTGTTTTTACCGGCAAGATCGCTTATAAGCGGGAAATTTTTAAGGGAGAGCATCCGGCCATCATCCCGGACGATGTCTTCGAACAGGCGCACAGAATCCTCCGGGCCAACTGGAAAGGAAAATCGCATAAACATTTCGAGGACCGGAAGCACAACTATCTCCTGGGCGGCCTTGTCCGGTGCGCGTTCTGTAATTCTACGATGACGCCGACAACCAGCCGCCCCCGGAAGGGCGAGCGGTATTTCTACTATCACTGCATCTCGGTCAACAAGATGGACAGGACCGCTTGTGATGTCAGACGGGTCCCAGCCAAGGCGCTTGAGGGCTTTGTGCTGAAACGGCTGGAATTGCTGAGTAAGAGCAAGGATGTCGTGGAAACCGTCATTAAAGGCACGATTGACGACTCTGACCGGGTCCTGCCGGGCAAGCGCGACGAGAAAAGCCGCTTAAGCGCGGAATTAGGCCGGGTGGAGGGCGATGTCAGGAACCTTGTGAACGTTCTGGCGCAGGAGGGCGCGGATTCCCCCCGCTACAGGGTAATTATGGACAGGCTGGACGAATCACAGGCCAAAAAGGATGCGGTGCGGACCAGGCTGTTCGCCCTGGACAAAGAAATCATGGAATACGAGGGCCGGGAGGTGGATGCGGAGATCGTCCGGCAAAATCTTGAGCATTTCCTGCGGCTTTTCGGGCAATGCAGCTATGATGAGCAGAAAGAGCTCCTGAAGCTCCTTATACGCGACGTCTACTACGACGGCAAGAATTCGCGCGTTAAAATAGCACTGAGGCCGGTTTCCGGGGCTTGGGGCGATGTGGCCCACTTGGAAGGATTGTTCGATGACAGTCAAAAATGGGGTGGCTGA